TCATGAGTTTCCTAATACATCTCTTAGTAGCTTATCAAGATTGATTGTGTTTTCGTTCTTTGCTGCTCTTCTGAATGTTTTGCCCTTGCGTACGATTTTCGGCTTAGCCTCTTCAGGCTCGACTTCAATCTCAGATGATACTTTTGTTTCTTCGCTCTCTGGGAACGGCTCCATTCTCCAGTCTTTGCCAAGATGACCTTTGACTGCTTTTGCATTCATGGGATCTTCAAGTATTTTCTTAAGATGCATATAACTGCCTTTGTCCTTGCGCCTAATTAGACCTTCAACAGCTTTTGATAGTGCTTCGATGCCATTCTGCTTATTGAAGTGGAATTTTGATGACTTGGCACCAGGGAATTCCATATCAGATGCAAGATAGCGCAAGACTAGCTCTAAATATTGATCAAGCAAGCTGTCTTTTCCCTCACTCGAAGGCTTATCTTTTAGCTGTCCTAGTACTTTTTCAACTCCGCCCTCTTCTGGATTTGCCATTATTTCATCAACATCTGTATGTTTTCTAAGAAAAGATTTTATCTTTTTAGCATCTTCCGGGGGTGCTATTACGAATTCAACATATTTTTCTTCAAATGCATCCGGGCCAATAGACAGGCCGAACATTAGCTTCATAAATCCTTCGTCTTTGACATTTCTGAAAACTGATGTTCCCATTGCTTTTTCAATATCGAACAAGTCTGCAGTTTGTGCTGCTAAAGAGGCGTCAGTTTGTGCTGACGGTGGAATAAACGTTCCAGGCATTGCATCGATATCTCTAGAGCGCTTTTTGTGATGATGAAGCTTGGTAGCAATTCTTTTTAGTTCTCGGCCGTCTTCTGACTGTTGGTATTTGTGCCAAACATTTTGTGATTCTACAGGTTCTCCGTCATTATCTTTGATCATATCTTGTTCAATTGATGATAGTGTATCTTTTACACGACCTGTTATTGCTTTTTCTCTTGCCAGCAAAGCTTGAAGATTTTCCTCGCTGGGCTTTGCAGGTTTCTTGTAGAATGCATCAATTGCTATAGACTCAGGAGATGTCATGTATATATTGTGAACTTGCTCAAGCTCATTAAATGTAAGCTCTGTATCTAGATCATCTCCCTGGGCGATTGCAAGATCAATATCATCTGCCTTTCCAGGGAATAATTCTTTGGCAATTTGAATTCTTTTTGCGAGACCATCGAAAATAACACTTTGCGCGGGAGCGGATCTAGCTTTTCCGGCGGCTACAGCATCTGCTTTAATTCTTTCAACATTCTTTCGAATATCTGCCATTGTAATATTTGAAGCTAAATTACCAGATTTTCCGACAGAGGACAATGAATCAGTTGACGATTTTCTTATGCCTCCTTGAGTACCGAGATCTTCTTCGTCTTCATCTCTATCTACTTCACCATACCCGCCATCATATGATGCAGCCTTTGCAACATCTTTTCTCATTGATCCGTCGGCGCCGTGCATTGAACCAACGTTGTCGTAGAATCCTTCTGATATTAGATAGAGTAGTTTTTCTGCCGCAGTAGCCTCATGTAGTGAAAATACATTATCAGGAGTAATTTCTGCTTTTTGTCGAATTACATTATGCATATTGTCTAATGTTTTCTTTACAATTTTATATGCAGTACCAACTGATTTTTCAGGTACATCATCTAGCATTTTTTCTATTGAGATTTTTAATGCATCAGAATCTTCTGGAACATAGCTTGGATCAGCTACAGGTGGGCCGAGTGTATGATCAAAAACTACCGGATCTGCCTCAAGTGGTGTATCTGGTTGATCTAAAGGAACTTCTGCAACAAGGGCAGGGTCTAAAGCTAGTTTTTCTTCAGCTTCTTTTTCATTTTGTGCTTCTAAAAGCAGCGTCTTTACAAAATCTCGTAAAGCTTTTTCAGTAATCTTGACAGCCATTAATTTACTCCAAGGACGATAAGTCAAAATAAATATGGACTAGCATTGCTATTTTATCTGATTTAATGCCCATGCAGATGCCATTGTCAAAGCAATTCCTGACAATACACCTCCTGAGAACCACCAGCTTGATTTTGGGTTATTGGTCTTGTCTAGTCTTTCGACCAAAAAATCGATTTGTGAATCTTTGATATCTACTTTTATCTTGTGGATATCTTTGAGGTCTGTTATTTCATTGTCTTTTTTTGTAAGATTGCTCGCACATATAGTTTCGCTAGTTTGTTTTTGCGCATCTACCCTGTTTTGGCATTGCTGCGCAGCAACTTCTTTGTCTACTATAAGCTTTGCAACTGCTGACGACTTTACGTGCACACCATCACACGGTGCAGGTTGACCTTGTGTTCTTGGCGTCAGGTCAGCACAATCTGCATATGATGCATGGGGTGCCACTAAAAGAATGGCGACTAAAAGTAGTCTCACTTAAGACCACCCAAAGCCAAGACTGTCACCAAACCTGGGAGAGCATCTCGAACATAAATCCCAGTAAATAGTGTGTTAGTTCTTCCGCCAACATATGCAGCTGATGCCTCTAGGTGGCCGCTTATGCTTGCATCGTTTGCATGATCCTCAGTAATTACCTGGAGAAGAACACCTGTCTCAGCATGCCCAGAAGGAGTAGGGCAAGGAGAGTTATTAATACATGACTGATAGAGTTGCACACCTAGGTTTGGGCCGGGCGCACAAATTGCAGAACCTACAATCATTCGACCAGGGGCTGCGAGGAATCGCTCTAGATCCTTGCCATCAAATACTTGGACGGGTGATGGTTCACTAGCTAGCTTGAGCAGCTGCCAAAACATCTTTGAAAATGCTTTGTTAGCAGCAGGATATAAGCCCAATACTCCGACCTTTCCTCTAAATGCATTTAATTGCTTCTCATTATCAATGATTATATGTGGGTCATTCTTTACATCAGCATGTAATGATTTTGCATTTGCCTTAATTGTTGCATTCAGTTTCTCTTGCGCTGATGGCTGTGATACGATATAGACTACCTTGCCTGTCGCCTCTCCTGTCTCAAGGAATCTCTTGAATACCGGATCAAGTGTGTATGCAGATGATCCTGTTCCTCCGCCGGCGCCGGCGCAAACAAACAACCAGTCAACCTTGCCTAGTTTAGTCCTTAATGCATCCTCAACAAATGCACTGTTCTCTGACAGAACCTTTCGTCCAAGCTCAATATTCTTTGCTAGCCCATCAGACCCAGGAAGAACGACCATGTGATCTGGATCAACGCCCGTCTGGAAGTCTTTAGTCGTCGTATTGAGAAGAACTGTCTTTGTGAAGCCAAGATCTAAGAATGACTTTGCAATCTTGCATCCTCCGCCGCCTACGCCGACGAACGCACAGTTAATAGCTGACTCTGCAACATTTGCTGCAAGTGTCTCAAGGTTTGCTTGCGGCTCTTCATATGCATCAATAAAATCAAACTCACTCATAATGTAATCTCCGTATTTATAATTCTACGTTATTAGATGAAACTGATAAACCTGTGAGCTCACTCAATCTTTTTGCTAGCTCAGATGGATTACCGTCTGTCTCACGTACTATCTTTTCTATCTCATCTCGCTTAGATTGTTCAAGCTCTTCGTTCTTTTCTTTTAGCTTGTCTTCAATCTCAGCTACCCTCTTTTTTGTCTCAGCATCGATTCTCTTATTTCTTTCATCGACTCCTTCGAGGATATCGTTGACCTTTTCATCGAGAGTCTTTTCATCTTTCCGAAGTCGCTTAAGAACCTTAAATCCTTCGTCTTTTTTGCCGGCAGTTATGATAATTGCAATGACTGCTATTAGAAAGCCTACAATGAACTGCCAGGATCTCTTAATTAGCTCCCAGAGTTTTTTAAAGAATAATATCACTGGTTACTACCCTTCCATCTAATGAATGCATCTATCACTGCTTGGGTGCCGATGTAAATCATTGAAACATATACCCAATGATCCCCGTCTACTTTGTCAAAAGCTAGAAGTCCTGTTGCTGTCAACCATACAGTGAACTTACGTGATACAAACTTATTGAGATATTTATCTATGAATGCTTTTGCCATTTTGTTTCTCCGCTAATTGATAGTATCATCATCAATTCTAACAACATTGTATCTAGAATCTATTATCGCATCTATTAGTTGCTGTTTTTCTAGCAAGATTTTAATTGCTTCTGCCATAAGTCCAAATTCCTTAGTAAGCATTAATGAATTGGTAGAAAGTTGCATGCAAAGATTTTCTAATTCATTTATTCTTTTTTCAAGCTCTTTAATTTTTTTTGTTTTTCTAAACATTCTAGTCATCAATTCTTTGATTATCTTCAATTACATCAAAAAGAGACTCAACATCTGTTGATGATAATCTTTCTATTTCTTTGTCTCTTTTCTTTCTTGCAATCGTATCTAGCATTCGTAATGCAAATCCATCTTCAGCAACAACTCTTTGCGCAAAAGCTTCGATTACTTCTTGCATACTCAGCTTTTTTTTCATCAGCTCTATCCTAAACTTTGCATGTGTATCTGCAAAGAGTTTTATGTGAATAGATTTTCGACGATCAAAATCTTGATATTTGCTCACTCAACCTCCTGCGCCACCTCCGCCGGATCCTGCACCAACTGCAGGAGGCGCAGGAAGATCAGCATCAATAACTTTTTCAATTTCTGCTTCTGGGACTGAGAGTTGGAACTTATCCATGAGCGCACTTTCAAAATCTTCAGCAACATTTTTATTATAGTTTGTTTCAAGATATTGTACAGCTCTATTGATAATAGCTGCCTTTAAGTCCAAAACTTTTTCAGGTAACTCAGCTAAGCGTGCAACCTTAAGTGCAAAAGTAGTAATATCAATTTCCGGAATCTCTTCTTCGTTTTCATCAGAAATTTCATCTTCTTCTACCTCGTCAGCTTCTTCAGCTGCTTCTTCAGTATCTGCCTTTATATCTTCTTCAGATTCTTCCTCTTCAACATTGTCTTCTTCAGTTTTATCTTCATCTGATTGTTCTAGAATAAATCTAAGAGAGCATTTTTGAACTATTTCTTGAATTGCCTCTTCTTCGTTAGGAAGAGAGAGCTTTTCATACTGTAAAAAAAGTTCATCAATTTGATCATCTATAGAATCTAAAGCTGAATCTTTATCTGACTCCTCAGATTCTTCTGGTGTCTCTTCTTCAGCTTGTTCTAAAATCATTCCTGAAAATTGTTCTGATATTAATTTTCGCAATTCTTTTTCATTCATTTTTTAGCCTCTCATGATCTGAGCTATTTCATCTGCTCTTTTAAATCTTTGCTCAATTACGTTCCAGTTTAGTTCTTTCATCATATTGACTGTATAGCTTGCCACGTCTTTTAAATAATCACTATAGTATGCGTGCTGCCATACATCCATTGCTATGACTGGGATTACGCCCACAGGAACATTGACAGAATGTAAGTCAATCACATAGTTCATGTATGTATGTGTATAGACATTAAATCCGGTTATAACCCAGCCGCATCGAGAAGCTTTTGCACATGCTACAAAGTCTCTTTGCCAATCATCGAAACTTCCAAAGTCTCTTTCAAGGCGCATAAATGAAAGCGTATCCATTGTAATTTCACTTTGAAGATCGCCAATATTAGCAAAATAAAGTTCATGCAAATATGTAGCGTTTAGATTATAAGTTTCATCAATTTTTAAACTTCGAAACTTAGATGTGTTAGATGAAGCAGTATTTCTATCTGCTGCATCAAGCTCAGCGCTTATTTGATTAAAGTCTTTTGTATATTGCTCATACAGACTATAATGATTTCGTATATTTTTTCCTGATAGTGACTCAGTGGGGATGGAAAAAGGTTTGGGTTGAACAACCAAAGACTCTTCTAGCATTTTGTCATTATTAATCCCTAAAGATTCGCGTATATTTTTTGCTACATCTGATTTTTTCATATAGTTTTAACCTAACTTATAGCTATTCATTAATTCTTTTGTTGTGACTTTTTTTCGACCCTCAGGTCCTGAGAGGACGAAGCCATCATCTGTTTTTTTAGTAACATGATATTCTTTGCTACTTTTTTTACAACAAACTCTTAGGCCTCTATCTATTAAATCGGGAGATTTTCCGAGATTATGCTTATTACTATCACATTTATCATCTTTTAATTTTTGCTTTTCTTCTTCAATAATCTTAAGAATTCTTTCTCTTGTAAGCATAATCGACATATTACTCTCCTGCGTGATTATAAATATGATGCTTTCCAGCTTAATGCATCACTAACCATAATATCTTATTTTAATTCCTGCTTCTCTGAGAATATCAAGCCCTGTGGCGTCCCTATACAAAATTCCATATATAACTTCTGATATTCCGGCGTTTACTATAAGCTTTGCACAGGCTCTGCATGGCGACAAGGATATATACATCTTTTTGACCTTCGGATTATTGTAGTCAAGCTTGATTAGTGCATTGACCTCTGCATGTATAAGCCCAGATTCACCAGGTTGATCAGATTCCGTTCTATTTGGACCCCCTTTGTAGTTACCGTTGTAACCCAGGGAAAGCAGCTGGGTGTTATCTTCTGTTACAACCACTGCCCCCACTTGATGCTTTTTATCGACTGATCTTTCCGAGATTGTTCGGGCCACTCTCATCCATACATCGTCCCATGAAGGCCTATCTCCTTTTGTCAAAACGGATTCCTTTCGCATTTGTCTATGATTTCCATTACAATATTGAAATACTCATCAGGCAGATCTTTATATGAATGACCAGTTATATCTTTGATAACTTTGGGGATGTGCGCATATTCGTTTCTTCCAGTTGGATGCTTTGGATGGGGTGGCAGCTTTCCCTTAAGATTCTCAGCAGCTACGAGAATTGATTCACGAATTGTCTTTTGATTTTTCTGATTCACTTTTCTTCTTTGCTTTCCGTTTTGGCTTATCAAACAGGTCTTCGATGTTGCCTTCGTATGTAAATCCTGCCGCGGCTTTGTGGCCGCCGCCGCCGAACTGTTTGGCAATTTCTGATGCATCGATATTATCGTGGAATGCCCTGAGGCTTACCTTGATCTTCTTGTCTTCGTGGTCGTGATACCAAATGACAGCAAGATCACAATGGGGCGACAGTGCTGATCCTACTTCTGACATCCAATGAGATGCGTTTACAACCAGTGCGTCGTTTCCGGATAGCTTTCTTGGTAGAGCCTTTGATGCAACCTTCTTGATCACTGTCTTTGAATATGCAAGAATATATGATCCTCGGCGAACTGCATCATCAAATACCGAATCATCGAGAAAGTTGTCAAATGCCTCAAACTCAAACGGGATCATATCAAAAGCAGCTGAGAACTCTCTCGAGTGTGGCAATGCCCAAGTCCAAAGATCTCTGTCTTGAACATATTTTATAAACTTTGGGGGTTCTTTTCCAGGGTGAAAGAATTCCCATGTGATGACTGCGCCTGACTTCTCCATATTGAAGATTGCGTCCGGGATATCATGCAGCTCAACCATCGCTGACTTGTGGTGATCGAGTATTACTAGCGACTCGGCATCTTCGATCATCTTCTTTGTTGTAGCGTTTTTAAACGAAAAGTCACATATTGCTACGTTCTTTCCTTTGACCTCTGGGATAGTTCCGCCGTGGGCGCATGGAAGATATTCAGCTCGATTGCCAAGCAGTTTCCATGCTGAATATGCGCTTGCCATTCCGTCAGTGCAATTTGCATGATAGATGACAAGGTCAACATCTCTAGGGTTGGGTATCATTCAAAATCCCTCTTGTTGATTTGTGGGTAGTGTGAGTAGCATCTCGGTTCATACATTTCTGCGCCACCAACTTCTAACTCGGGTCCACCTTGCGTTTTCTTATAGGTATAATAAGCATCCTGGCCGCAATCTTTGACTGGACATACAGCGGGGCACTTTTCGATATGTGTGGCCCATGGTAGCATCTCTTGAATCTCATCAAACGGTTTGCATGATGCTGCAAGATCAAGGGAAGACACAATAACCGTTACTCCCTTGCTGAACAACCAGAGCAAAACATCTGATATCCCTTCGATCATAAATGCTTCGTCTACAGCAACGACATCATACATCTCATCTGACTCAGCGAGATATTGATAGATACACTCAGCATTGTCAACAATTACTGCATCGATCTTGCCGCCATTATGGGTCGTGATCTCAGAATCGTTATACCTGTTGTCGATTCTCGGTTTAAATGCAATGACATTTCTATTTTGATACTTGTATCGATCAACAGCACCCATTAGACGGGTTGTCTTTGATCCAAACATTGGGCCAACAAATATCTTGAATTCCGGTGATTTCAAATGATGATCCTAAAAGTCAAACCGCAGCTGTGTTGCCTCTTCTGAGGGTGTGAATGACTTGACGAGATAGTTTGCGAGCTCAAATGACATAATTCTTACAGCAGCATCGCTGTCTAGATTGACAGTCTTTTCTGGAAACTCGCACAAAAACTTGGCGATCTCTAGCTTGAGGATTTTCTCATTCGCAATTTCAATCATTAGATTCCCTTTTCTTCTATTTCTAGTATTGCTTTGACGTGTGCATATGCCACTTTATCTTTATACTCATTTGTCATCATTTGTTCACATTGGATTCGATTGGTGAAGAATCCGTTCTCAGTTAAGATTGCGGGCATGGTTGTCTTTTTCAATACAAAGAACTTGGCTTTCTTGACTCCTCGATCTTTCCACCCAGTTTGCTCAACAATGTGTTTTTGGAATATCACGGCCAAAGAATGACCGGTTGGTGATCCGGGACAGCAATAAGTTTCAACCCCGGATGCTGATGACCAATTGTCACTTGCTGCGTTTGCATGCACTGAGATGTATAGTTTTGCAAGCCCTAGGTCATCAGCTGCAGTTGATGCAGCAACACGCATAGGCAATGACATATCATCGTCCGACTTTACTAAGTTGAAATATGCGACACCATGTGAATCCAGCTGTGCTGTAATTCTTCTTACAACATCTCGGTTAAATGCATATTCAAATAGTTGGCGGTCGTCGTTCATTTTGGGCGAGCGCTTTCCGGGCGTTGTGTGGCCGTGACCGTTATCCAGGATCCACAGATATCGCTGCCTGTGTTCTTTCTTTTTCACTTCAATCTCCTTGACAGGTTCTACAACACTATCTAGGCTCTTTATCTTAAGTTTGACTGCTTCTTTCCTTGGGACCAGCGTTTGTGCGATGACCTCTAGAAAGCTAGTGATTATTGAGAATATGTGTTCCACTTTCGTTTGCTCCCGATGATGTTTGTCGGATAAACTGTGAACGTCGTTGCAGCTCTGTAATTGTTCGAGCACCTGAATATGACATTCCACTCCGCAAACCTTGTGTTAGGTTACTAACTATGTCCCTCACTGAGCCTTTATGTGCCACTGTGGTTGAAATCCCCTCAAGACTACTTGCTCTTCCTCGCCAATTGAACTGTGCTTCGGGGCTGGCCATACCCCTATACGTCTTTCTCTTCTCGCCGTCGACGTAGACAATATCTCCGGGAGCTTCGTCGGTCCCTGCGAGAAGTGAACCTAGCATTACAGCGTCAGCGCCTGCAGCAATAGCTTTTACGATATCTCCGGAGTTTTTAATGCCGCCATCGGCAATGATTGCTACGTTTCGATCTGTATGATAGCAGTCAAAGATTGTTTGCAGGCCTGGGACGCCATGGCCGGTCTGGATGCGAGTTGAGCAGATTGAATTGTGCACTACAATGCCGTCAACATTATACGAGTGATCATCCTCAACTGTTAAGTCATGAACTTTTCCCTCATAGTGCTTCATTCTCTTCTTAAACTCAACTAATTCGAACTTCATTTATAAACCCTTCAATTTTTTCTATTTCATCAATAAAATCAACGCTTCTATTTTTTGGCTCTTTTACTCGATACAAAGGATATCCACTTCTTTTTGCAATGTCATCCTTAATATCGTCTCTTGATTTTGAATTATTATGCCAGTAATAACCATCATATTCTATCAAATATTTTCCAAAAACTATAAAATCATAAAACTTTCTCTCTATCTTAAATTGCCTACTTATGTTTCTCCTGCCAAACTTAGCACATAACATTTCATATAATCGTCGCTCAGGGGAAGATCCGGCTCGACCCATCTTTTTCTTATGCACAGTTTTTTCAAATTCATCTTCATCAACTATATTAAAAAAGAACAAATATTTTTTAATCGATCTTATGTCTATGTTGCCCGCGAGTCTTTTAAGATCACTCTGGTTAAACTCGAGTGTGGTCGAATACGTGTGCCACAGGCCCTCCAGCTTGCTTTCAGTCAAACCTAGACGTCGCAGTGTTCTTTCAAGAACTAAGACTTTATTTTCTTCTCTAAATTTTTTGTTTCCATCAATTATCTTCTGTTTTGTAGCATCCGAGTGTATTTTGCCGTAAAATGGATTTTTGTCTCCGGATAGCTTTCCTGATAGAGCATTTCTTATCTTCTCCCTGGTTTCTTTAGAGTGCTTCTTGCCATAAAATGAGTTATTCTTGCCAGCCTTTGCTAGCCCTTTGCATTTGTTTGAACAGTATTTGGTGCCGCGGCCCAATATTTCTTCTTTGCATTCTTGACAGAGCTTTTTCTTATATCCATTTTTAACTCTCGTCCCTTTAGTTCTGCATTCTTTAGAGCAGTATAGCCGACTAGAACCCTGGCAAGCAAAGTCTTCTTTGCAATAATTGCACTTTTTTATATCATCAACTTTTCTATTTTTCTCATAGCAAATCGAATCGCAAAATGTTTTTTTGCTCGATATTGATTCTCCGCACTCTCTACAATATTTTTCTTTACTACACATTGAATATGGCTCCCTATGTATATAAATATACAAGTAGATACATTTTGATCCTATTCCAATGTTTTTATTAAAAGATGTTGCTGTTCGTCTAGATCATATGCTGCGATCCACTTTGCATACTCGTGAATATTGTTTTCATTGATAAGTTCGACATCTTCTCTGTTTACGACATAAAATTCATGATTTGATGTACATTCAATATCGTTAATCACAGTTATTGCTTCACTTCTATCAAAAGCTAATGTATCAATAACTGGCTTTAGATTTCCTGTATGTGTATAGACTCTATCACCGACTTTAACATTTTCAATATTCTTTAAACCGTTTTCAGTTCGAACTTTTGTACCCGGAACAAAGCAGCCTCCGCCGATGTTGCAGCGTACTGCGTTAGCCCCCCAATCAGCGAGGTCGTTAATTCCCTCGAGGGTGGCAACATTACCTGCAATCAAGCAAAAATCCTCACCCAGAGTAGCACGAAGCTCCTCTAGCACCTCTTTTACGAGAATGTGGTGACCATGTGCCACATCAATGCAAAGAGCAGAGGCTCCAGCATTAACAAGAAGGTCTGCTCGGTGAAAATAGTCATCTGTTACTCCAATCGCTGCGGCAATAGGTGCCTCATGCTCTGATAATTGTATTGCTTTTATTACTTGCTGTGCTTGTTCCTCTGGCGAATTATACCGGTGGATGACGCCGAGGCCACCCATAAGACCGATTGCTGCAGCCATCTCAGCTTCAGTCACCGTGTCCATGCATGATGCAATAATGGGTAGCTTGAGATTGACTCCGGAGCCGAGAGTGACTGATGTGTCACATTCTGATCGGGATTTAATGTCTGAGTATTGGGGGACGAGTAGAACATCTTCGTAGGCAAGAGTCTCTTGGATTTTCACGCTTTCTCCTATACGTTATGAAAGATTATAACACATGTCTTTTAAATTTATTACTTAATTCCCGCTAAAAGTTCCCAGCGATTTTGTGTAGATTCGTTGAGGTTTTGTTTCTCAGCCCAGGCTGCAAAAAGCTTACGATCTTCAGGATTGTCGAGGCTAACGGGAGAGTTTTCCGGCTTCTTGAATGCACTTCCCTTTATTCTTGGGCGGAGGGCGCGAGCACCGTGATAGTTTCTAAAAGTAACTGCTGCACCGACGTCGTCCGGGAAAGTAAACAGCGATGTCTTCCTTCCGTCACCTAGGGTTGCAGCATTTTTTTCATCTATATGATATAATCCCTTGCCCCGTATTTGAATAAACTTAGCCCCTTTTTCTCTATAGTACATCGCTATGTCTTCAGAGGTAATTTTTGAATTAGATACATTTTGATTTGCCTCTTTTTCTAGAAAAGGCTGAACTATTGTTTCAAACTGCTCCATAGTGACTGACTGGAGCGTAGCAGCGTCGAGGTTGATTTTGTTTTTGATGATATCAAGTTTTCGCTTTGTCTCTTCTTTGTCAAATGTTGAGTTGATCATATCTACAAGGTAATTATTTGCACTTGAGCTACGCTTCGGATAAAATTCTGATTTGTTGAAGTCATACACAAGAGCTGGTGAACCACCATCGGCATCTTGTTTTTTGAGTTCGATCATAATTCCGTTTATCTCTATGTCTGACGTCTTCATGTTGTCGTCAGCTTTAAAGTCTATGTTTTCATCCTTAAGGAATTCTGCCATTCTTGTTTCATATTCGAACCCTCCGGCCCGTTGCGATTTTCCAAATCCAGAATTCCCAAATGAAATTAGTGGTTGCCCTTCAACACTGTATCCTGCATATGTTCCGCTAGTATTTCTTCCCTCATTCGGAGAGAGAACTTCGACTTCGACATCTCTACCTAGTATTTTTTGGAATGCTAGTTCGACGAAAGTCAGGAGCTCTTTTTCAGTTTTGGGCTCTGTAACATCCTGATCTATTGCTACCCGAATTTCGCCTCCAGATTTTATACTTGCTTTAACATGTTTGTCTCTGACCGGGAGCCCTAATGACTTCAGCACTTGTATGAAAATAGCTGCTTTGTTTTTTGCAACTGTTGACATCTCGAACGGCGTCAAATCTTCTTTCTCTACTTCGAGCGCTTCTTCTTCTTCAGGCTCTTCTTGCTCTTGCAGAATAGATCTAATTAGCAATCGCAAGTCATTTTCATTTAGTGTCATAATAAAATCCCGGAAGTCATTTAATAAATATCTTACATTGGTGTGTTAGGCAAGTTTTCTTTTGCCCAGTCGAGCCATATCTGTCTGACTTTCTCGATCTCTTGATCTTCTTTTCCGTTTGTGAACATTGCCCTATGCTTGACCAAGAAATCATCTATAGCTTGAGTTAAAGTAGATTTCATTTTTTTCCTTCTGGCATTGAAGCCGTTAACGAAGGCTGGTATTTCGTGCGGGAGTAAAAGATATTCTGCATACGGAAGTGTGCTTTTCTGATGTGAATCTTTTAGCCCTTTACTTGGATTTCTATCCTGGGTTATATGCTCTATTTCGTGTCGGATGGCATCGTGGAGTTCGATATTGATATCTGACCAGATGTTTGGTTCGTATTCTGGATTTATTGTCAAGTTTAGTTCGATAGCATCGCCTGAAGCTCCTCCGTTTAATGTGAACGGAATTCCCCACTCTGGATCTCGGAGGACATCAAGTGTGACCTCAACGTCGTCCCAGGTTTCAGGGTCATCAAACTCGTCGTCAGGATCGATTAGATTGTGGTTTTTGATTGTTATGTCAGTTATGAATGGATCTTCTGTTTCACCTGATTTGATATATTGCATCATTTCGAATGATAAGTGACGAACTTTGACGTCGTGTTTGGATTCTTTTAGGAACCCACGCCAGTTTTCCATTATTAGTTTCATATTAGGCATCGTATCTTACGACTTCCATCGCCTTTTTAAAAATGATGCACTCATTGGATTAGACATAATTTCTTCAGATATTCCAACGAAAGAATCCCAGCCGTCATCTTGAAGGTCGTCAATAGATTGATTTGATACTTTTAAATACTCATCTAAATATTTTGACAAACGGTTTAAATGTTTTTTAACTGATTTAGGTTTGTTTCCTAAAGCAGCTGAAATTAAAAGCCTCTTTATTTGAGGCCTAAACCGAAGCCAACCTTGAATTTCTGTATATGTTTTTCCTTCATCGTAAAGTGCAGCAAGACCCATAAACTGACTTATCTCGTCAGGAGATAGTTCTGACTTTAACATTTCGTCAGCTTTATCCCAAATCGTTTCGTGATCATGTTCAGATGATTCATTGATTCTGCTTAGTTCTTCTCGAATTATTTGACGTAATTCATTTAACTTGATTTGCATATACACACTCCGAGGAAGGTATTAATAAATATACCCTATGCGAGGAAAGATTTATACCTGAGTCTGTAAAGTCTGTTTAACACCATCAGTTGCTTTTTCGACCACCTTTGAAGTTAATTCAAGTTCCTGACTGAATTTATAAACTCCTGCTTGAATTGCAAGTAGTTCGGTAGGACTGAATGACTTTCCTGAGGTTGCAAGCTTGATTATTTTGTCGAGTTTCCCTTGCCCAGATATCAAACCTGAGAATATTTTATTGAAGTTTGTATTTTCTGTTTTGTCTACTCGGAGTTTTGGTGTAGGTGTGACTTCTGTCATCTTTTGGGTGGAAGATATATTACCTATTGTAGAAGAAGACGAACCTTCACTAAGGACATCCTGGAAACTCTTAGATATATTCTGTGGTGATACTTGAGGATTAACTGCAGGTATCTGTATATTAAGACCAGGGATATCCATTTTTAGCGTATATTATTTATTGCGTTCTTAGCAGTATCTGACTTTGCTTTAAGGACATTTGAGATAGTACTATATTGACGATTCTCATTTTGCATCTTATTTTGAAGATTTAGATATTGTAGATTGAACGACATCTGCATCTCCTGCATTTGCTTAGTTTGATCCATCAGTGATTGTGTGCTTGAGGTTCCGGCTTGACCAGCACCAATTTGGGTATTTGGTCCCGGCATCTGGCCCGGAGTATTCATTGTTCCACCTGGGGCGTAATTGCCGATGGCGCCTGCTGCTTGATTTACGGTAGCACTTACAACCGCTCCGCCTGGGACGAATGGTGCAGCAACTGCAACAGCGCCAGCTACAGCATTTGCACCGTTAGCAACTCCGCGGCCTATCTGTGACCCAAAATCATTTCTTGCAGTTTGTCGGGTATGAAGCGGTGCCGAATTAACTCGAATTGAATTTCCACTGTTTAATCTATTGATACCGGTCATTTTTTATTCCTTATCTGATTCGTTGAATCTTTTTATTAGTTCTTCTTTTGATATCGAGCAATCTTTTCCCTTTGATATATTTTCTCTTGCCGGGATGAATTCAAGATTGCATATATTTCCAATTATTTCTGAATCTATATCTTGTAAAAAACCTTCCCGCTTTGAAAACATGTGATCAAGCTGGTAGTCGTCTTCACCTTTACCTCTATTTTTATTAGAGTTTTCTAGCAAGTGAATGGGTTGTTGGTTTGTGATCTTACTTACTTCTCTTTTGTAGTTTTCAAACTCTGGCAGTTGTGCAATGTAGTCGCTTCTTGATATTCCAAATTTTGTTTTATAAAATTTTTCAATTATCTCGTCAGACTGTAGTGAAAACTCTACACCATATCTTTTCACAAGCGTTTCTTTGCATTTTTCTCTTACCCTGTTATTTGATAGCGGGTTATCTACACCAAACCTCTCCCTACATGTTTTCTTATATTTTTCTTGTATTTTTTTACTCATGTGCGGATGAGTTGCTCCGTGGTTCTTTATGCTAGTCATAACCTTCTTATCTTGAACTTCTTTTGATTTTGACGGATTATCAACACCAAGATTCTTAATATATGTTTTAACCCTCTTGTCTAAGAATTCCTGCGATTGCATCAAGTGCTTTACACCATACTTTTTTAATCTAGTGTTCTCTATTTTCTCTTTAGTTTCTTTGAGTGACGCAGGATTTTTTACTCCATACTTTTTTAAATTTGTATCTTCTATCTGTCGTCTTAAATGACCAGAATTTCTTAAAGATTCACCGAAACAAAACTTAGAACAAAAGTGATTATTTCTTTTAATCTTCTTTTTTATTGAATTTGAAGATTGAAATTCTTCACTGCATATATCACAACTAAATTTAGCAACCAGCTTCTTTCTTGGGTTTTTTTGTTTTCCATCTGCCGGAACTATGTAAAATGTTTCAACTAACATATTGATAAATATTTATTATTTTATATTTCTAATGCAATTCATGCTCATTGAATGCATCGTTTTTAAAACATTAGATATTAAGTCATGTAATTGTGCCCTTTTGTTCATCAATTGCTGAATCTTAAAGTTCATTACTGATTTTGAATGTTCCTTGTCACTACTAGCTGCTTTTTTCTTGCCGAACATTCCGCCGAATAATCCGCCGCCGAACGCAGAACCGAGTTTGGTTCCGATTGGACCGCCGATCATTCCGCCGAGCGCTCCTCCGCCGATTGAAAATGCAGATGATGCAACTGATTTGAATGCAGATTTGATTGAACCAAAGAATCCACCCGATTTCTTTTTGGTAGATTTACCGATAGCTTCGTATTTCTTCATTTGTGCTTCAAGAGCTTTATCGCTTTCCTTCATTTGCTTGAACAAGAAAGCTGCAATTCGGTCTTCAATTGGTGCATTTGGGCCGACCAGATCGCCAAGGTCAGCTTGGCCACTCCCTTGTTGATTCATTAATGAACCTACTTTTGAACCTGCAGCTTTCATAAGATCCATGAGTTCGCCGTCCATCTTTTGGAGTGCAGTAGCCAATGTTCCACCTGAACCTGCTGCATATGTGTCACTATGCAATTGTCGTGATCGCGCAATTGCATCAGATGGTTTAGTTAGAAACTTTGCAGTCGGCATTCCTGAGAATAGATCTTTCCAGTTTTGAACTGCGCCTGAGATGTTAAAGGTTGCAAGATCAGTTTGGGCTCCGACAATATCGCCAATTGCATCTGGGTAACCAAGATTATCCATTGCTTTATTAACGCGTGTCCCAAGAGAATTAATTCCAACTACCATTTTGAAAACCTCCCATTAATTGTTTTCCTATCTATATTATCGGACATTTTTCGAGAGGGTTTCCTCTTTTTTTCATTTATTTTTAAAAACCTTGCTAGTGATTGACAGAGCTGCTTTATTTATACTCAATTTTCACCTTGTATTTACAGAGGTTTAAAACTTTTTCGGGATTTTGATGAATGTATTTACCCTTATTGTGAACATAAAGGGCTGTTGAAATATGAACGTGTGGGCCGGTTGTATTCCCAGTCATTCCCACATAACCGATTAATCCACCCGATTCAATAAGCTGACCTTCTGTGACAGAAAATTTGCTTAGGTGAGCATATCGTATAATCCTGGAAACACCTTGATCATCAACTGAAATAGTGTCGACAATCTTTGCTCCATCGTCTTGAATATGAACTGACTTTATCTTACCTGCCTGAATTGAATAGATTGGTGTCCCAACTTTTGCTGCAATATCAACTCCGTCGTGGTGTGACACTAAGCCGTTCTTAATCATTTGCCTCGGGCCATAATGGGAAGAAATATACCCAGTGTTTAATTTTATTGGGCTATTACAAATATTTGCAGCTAAAATTAAACTTAATATCATTTATTGCTTTCCCGAGGCCCTTAGAGCGATGATGAGTAATGCAACCATTGCAATTTTGAACCACTCGCTAGAAAAGAGATCATGCATCTTCTACTGATCCGTCGATTAATCCGTTATTGACTTTCATGCTCAGCATGTCATATAGTTTTGTCGGCGACATCTTGATATAGTTAAATGAATAAACATCAGACACTGTGAGCAGCGTCGCAATCCATTGACTGCAGTACCATTTTCTCTCATGTTTGATGAACCAAGGCGAAGCATATGACATCACCATCCCGAACCAGTCGTATTTATGCCCGTATGTGCTATTGAAAAACGAAATGATCTTTATGATCTGGATCTTGTCGACCATTATGTCGATGAAATCCCAATCATCATCGGGTAGTTCTTGTCGCTTCATCCTGATTCTTGGCGGTGAATCTTCTGGTGAAATACCAATACAGTCGCCTGACGGCATCACTAATTCACAGTGAGTATATGTTCCGCCAGTTCGCCACTTGACAATCCACGTTCGCCAGTTCATTGGCCCTTTGTAGAACGCGATCCTAATCTTTTTGTTCTTTATCCCAAGGGAAAGTTCCAATCTAAGTTGCTATGCCTTCTGTGCATGCTGGTGCTCGATCCATGCTAGCTCAATCTGCGCATACCGAGGATCAGCGGCAGATCTCTCTATGGGGTTCTCGTCGGTTTCAAGTGAATGAATAAGCTCTTCAAGAGACATTGTATCACTTGCGGTGCTCAATATCGTAGTGGCTGCATCATACTCTCGTCGCATGCTATCTGGTAGGGGTTTATAGTTTACCTTCCTTGATCTTCTTAGGAATGAAAGTGGGTCGAAAGAGTCGCCTGTATCAGCAATTGCTTCTTTAATTAAGCATCTTAGCTCAGCGAGAGTTATTTTCATATCATTATCCTCGTGTCGGTATGATTAAATATCCCACCACTCTAGCGTTTTCTGGAACCCGGGCCAAAATTTTACCAGCGGCTTGTATCCAAATACTCGTTCTGTCTCTGAGATATCTGCCTGGGTGTGCATAACGTCGCCGGGGCGGGGTGGTGCATGATTGATATCCAGATCTCCGAATCTCTCTTTTAGTGCCTCGAGGATTTCGTTATTTGTCGTTCGATCTCCGCATGCAACATTGAATGATTCTCCTCTTAAAGACTCGGCGTGATTTGCAGCCCGAATGTTCATGTCAACTACATTGTCAACATAGCACATGTCACGTGATTGCTCGCCAGTTCCGTCAGATCGAAGGGGCGTTCCGTGCTTGATTGCATGACACCAAGCAGATATAGCTGTTGAATACGGCGAGTCACCATATTGATTTGGGCCGAAGACATTAAAGTATCTCAGACACACAGAGTCAAAATCATGAAGGTTGCCGAACATTCGAAGTAGATCTTCGATTGACGACTTGTGCCATGCATATGGCGACTTGGGATCTCGCGGGTGATCAGTCGGTGTAGGCATGATCTCGGCGCCGCCGTAGACTGACGATGACGATGAGAACACGAACCTGTCAATAGTTCCTCGACATGCTTCCATTAACTTGACTGTCTTTGCGATATTTGTCAGAGTTGTCTCTGATGGGTGCTCAACTGAGTAGCTTACTCGTGGGATTGCGGCGACATGAAACACAACATCGTAGTCGCCCCTTTCTATCTCAGCTATTGCTTGCGCTCCTGCAAAGTCATCGACAATGAGTCGGAGGCCCTTACAACCCTCAACTAACTCAAGATGCCCAGAGCTGAGGTCGTCGACACCCGTGACACTCCAGCCTTCTTCAAGCAGCTTTCGAACCAAGTTTGAGCCGATGAATCCTGCTGCGCCTGTTACTAATGCTTTTCTACTCATAGACGCCCCATTAATCTTTCCATTTTGTCTAGCTCTACTCGGTAAATTCTACTTCTTAATTCTGATGTTGACCAGTCATGATCACGATTGTGCCAGTGAATCGGAATTTCAAGATCATGCCCAGTAAACTCTTTGTCTTTCCAGTCGGTTCCCAAAATTCTGACTTCTGGATTTAAATCCTTGATTAGCTCATAAAGCTCTGCTTCAGTCTCATACTTGGCAACCTCATCGACGTACTTAATAGAGCGAATCATAAGCTCTCTTTCGCGGAATGTCTGGATTGGCTTGTTTTTGTCCTTGCGGTCAATCGTTGGATCAGTTTGTAACCCGACAATCAAATAGTCACATACATTCTTGCAATCCTTGAGCATTACAACGTGCCCTGGATGCAATAGGTCGAAACTGCTGCATGTGAATCCTACTTTGAGCTTGTTTTTTACCACGGGCTCTCATTCCAATTTTTAAACTTATCTTTTCCGCCTCGAGATTTCCAGTCTGAGTCGATTGTCAATCTTGATGATATTCCACCTCGAGGATTAAAATCTATCATTACTCTTAATCTTTCTGGCTTGTATACTTTCATGAGATCATCATAAATTACATTAATTATTCTTTCATATGAAAAGAGCTTTTCACGGAATTGATAAAAATATAGCTTTAAAGATTTGAGTTCAACTACATGATCTTGCGGATACATAATTAAATACACAGACGCAAAATCTGGCTTATTTTTTCCACCCATGAACGTAACTTCGGGAGCTTTGATTTTTACTTCGTATGAGTCTGGTGTTGGGTTTTTAATTGATTTGAGTATTGATGAATCCGACCAGATTTTTTTCTTTGTTTTTTGTGTCAATCTTTGTCCTCTAATAGTTCTATTTTATATTCTGTAAAAGACGCAGAGTCATATGCATATTGTGCTTGGGCTAGTGCTGCTTTTAGATCAGCTGACCAGCAATCATTATTAATACACTCAACAATCTTGTCTATATTTATGACAAGCTGTGATCTATGTCTTCCTCGCTCTAGTTTATACCACTTGAGCTCATCAATGTTAATATGCTTTCCGTTGATCATAGTGTGTTCTACCTATATTACGTGTGCACTGTTTATGTTAAATCGGAATCGGAATCGATAGTCATCTGTGTTCAATCTGAGTATTTTGGCGGCCTCTCTGCCTAGGTAATGAATGAGCTGAATGTCAGTTGCAGTTTTTCTTTGGGTATCTGACGACCTGAATACTGAGTGCACATCCATTAATCCATCTCTGACTAGCACCTGAATAAATGATATGCAGTCGTCACCTGCGAATACGAACCTTCGGGATGTTTTGGTTTCCTTGCGCATATATGAGTTTAATCCTGCTAGTTCATCCTCAATTTTTCCTATGAGCTTACCGCGGATTTTGGCGTAATATACTTCTTCGCCGGGCGTGAACTCAATATTGTCATTGACTCCTTCGAATGTCCCGTCGTCGTAGAAGTGAAACTGCATTGTGGTGCATTCACGATTGGGTGAGAACTTTGCAAACTCATTTACCAGCTTTCCGATCTGCCTGGGTGTTCTTGCTTCCCACTCACAAAGATTTTCAATGACTTTTGATGCTTGCTCTTCAGCAGTCCCGGAAGTGAATGCATGAACGTTTGGCAACATGCAAACCTTTTCAAACTCTTTAGCAAACCTATGGTGAAGATCGACTAATGAATCAGCATCTTGAAACTCGTCGCCGCGATCCAGAAATCTATCATGAATGACGCCGAGATCTGGCAGTAGTAACACGAGGTGATTGTTCAGGTTTGAAAGCTCTAAACTTAGATTCTGGCGGAGATAGAAGTCATCTCGGTCATACTGGTTTGCATACACACACATTGATAACGTTGATCTGTCATCGATGTTCCATTTGAACTTTGATTTCTCATGAATTGACCTATATAATGATGACTTACCAGAAAGGTCTGGGCCTTCGATGAAGATCTTGTTTATCGGAAACTTAATCATCTATTACCTCGTAACCATCTGGGTATATACTTATCTTTTCACCATTAACAAGAATCTTATCCAGTGGATACCCACTATTGTCAACGCCCTTATTCACTATCAATACTCCTATTTTTCCTAGATGAGTATCATCAACTGTTGATACTTTTATAATTTTTACCAAGTCACCAACTTTAATCAACAAGAGGTATCCTTCTCATTTTCCATGCTGCAGTAGATGCTCCCCAATTCGGATCGACGTCAACTTCCATCAACCAATAAGAGAATGAAGGGGGTTCATAATAAACCTTCTGCCCTCTTTCTTCGCCCCAATCAAAGAACTTACCCCAAACCCTGAGCCAGCAATTTCGGTTTTGCTCATCGATCATTCTGAGACGATAGAAATCTTTTCCCTTTTTCGTCTTCTTCTTTTGAACCTCGGCGATGCAACCCCATGCCACAGCCTTTTGGCCGCCCTCAATTTCACATACTGACGGCATATCAGTCCTCGTGATTCTATCCATTACTTCAGACGGAAATACAAGCTCGTTATTGATTGCTGACGTGATCTCTTGATATAGCCGAATCTTTTCATCTCTTGCCCAGTCTTCGATATCTTCATAATCCTTGATTGCTTCTTTGAGATCGAAATATTGATCAAGCCTATCTAAGATTTTATCTCTTTTTACAGTGTTCTCTTCTAGGCGGGTGAAGCATCTGTCGACTTGCAGCTGTCGTCGAGGCTGATTGTGCTCGTATACCCTAAGCTCAGATGAAAGATTGTCAATATAGTTCCAATCCATGACATTTGAATCTTCAACAACTGCCTTCATTTTTAATGCAGTGTCTTCATTCTTGTATTTTTCGAATACCTTGATAATCTTTTTGACCTCCTCATAATTTTTTTCAGCGAGGACAGGAAGCTTATCCAACCACTTTTGTTTTCCATCATTTGCTTTTTTGATTTTATCGTAATTGTCCACAATCAAGTGATAAAGCTGTCGGTGATTTTCAATATCTCCGCTTTCAAGCTCGTCAAGTGATGAGAATGCCTCAATTTGACATAGCGCTCCGAAGGTTGTCTTATTTGCCTTTGAGAATCGCCATTCACCGCGCTTATTAAAGAACAGATCTTTGACTGACGCATAGGGTCTATGCTTAATCAGTTCTGCCATCGCCGTCTTTCCCAAACCTTTGATGGAGGTTAGCGGCGGAATGAATGCGTTCTTTTCATAGTTAAATTCCCACTCAATGCCCGAGTAGTTGATGTCTGACTGTTCGAACTTGAAGTCAAGAACCTTTGCCTCGCGGATTGCTTTTGACAGATTTTTCGGGCTTCCATTTTCAGATTGAAGAACAGCTGCAATCCACTCATTGGGGTGATAAGTAAAGAGCCATGCTGCGTAGTAACTGTCAATTGCGTAAGAGATAGCATGTGATTTATTAAACCCATACAGGCTGAAGAACTCGATCTTGTCGAAGAGTGCATGTGTGATTTTCGGATCTAGATCATGTAATCTCTCAGCACCTTCAACAAACTTCTTGCGCAATGCATCACGTTCTGAACCTTTTTTGCCGATTGTGTCAAGCGACTTCTTCACCAGCGTCTTACGCATTTTATCAGATTCGCCGGGCGTAAATCCTGCTAGTTCCACTGCCAAAGTCATGAACTGCTCTTGAAACGTGATGAATCCACAAGTTGCACCGAGGATCTTCTCAATCACTGGGTGGTCATACACGATATTGTCTCGGTCGTTCTTTGCTGCGACATAATCAATATGAACATTTGCCTTCAGTGGGCCCGGTCGATAAATTGCTGTGATTGCACCGAGCTCCTCAATGTTTTCAGGCTTAGCTTGCATACAGAAGTTTCGAGCTCCTTGCGCAGTAAACTGAAAGATGCCTGGGGCAAAGTTCTTTTGGTGATATACATTCTCCCATACCCTTGGATCATCTTGCTTAATAGTACGACAATTCAAGTTTTTATCAAAGAATTCCTTGATATCCATAAACGATGGATTCTTTTGCCCGTCTTTAATGAGGATTCTTCGGATACAATTTTCCACATCTTTCATCAGTGTGAGTCCGAGGAAATCAAACTTAATGAACCCATTATCTTCGAGGTTTCTGAAGTTCATTCCCTCAGTCCACGGAGTTTGCAAGTCACCTCGAACTGAGATTAGTGGGATTGTCTTCTCAAGCTCACGTGCATCTGCAATAAGAACACCGCCTGCATGACGGCCAATTGATTTTTGCTCCATAAACAACGTGCTCACATGATCTTCTACATGCGGATATTTCGTCATGAAAGCAAGATATTTCTCTGAATACTTCATGCAATCCTCGTGGGTCAAAACGAATACCGACTTCTCAGTATTAGCATCTCGAGCATGAGGCTCTACGTCAGCTTGTAATGGTCCTGTGACGATATTTACCTCTTGAAAAGGAACATCATAGAACTTAGCAACATCCTTGACAATTGACTTTAGCTTGAGTGTATTAAAGTTGCTTACGGGAATAACAGCATCATTACCAAACAGCTCTCGGGCGGCATCAATGAGTGCATCTCGATCTCCTGCATCCGAGTCGATATCCGGCCACGATGTCCTGTGTCTGCCGAGGAATCGACTCCAAAGTAGACCGTATGGAATCGGGTCAATCTGCGTGATTCCTAGCAAGTAATTGACTAAACTGCCGGCGCCTGAATTGTGAACTGCTTTTCCTTCAACGTTATACGTGTGTGAATTTTCAACACATAGGTCAATTACTTTTCCATCATACGGAACAAGCTTTTTAGAGATTAATTTTGTCATGCACTTTCCTTGCCTTCTCGTAGAATTCTTTCGGTATGTCTTTCTTTACAACAATTCTTTGCTCATATTTTCTGTCTTTGCACCACTCTATTAAAGCAGATTGCTTTCTCTTTATCTCGTCTTCTCTTTGATACATAAATCCCTTTAAGGTCCCCTTGACTTCAACTATTAGATTTCCATCAACAATAAAATCAGGATAATAGCTTCTGTTTCCATCCCATTTTATTCCCTCTAGATTATAACGCCCAATATTTCTTTTTACACTAACCATCCACAGAATAAAAGATAGTTCAATTAAGCTTTGATACCTCATTCCGCTGTAGCTACCATGATATTGTTGCTTTGAGTTATTCATCACCTTGTTTGCATACTCCGGATCTTTCCATTTTTCTCGAAGTGAGCTTGATACTCTTTTTGCATACTCCGGATCTTTCCACAGTGTTAAGCCGATCTGGCGATATTTTTCTTTCATTCCGGGCTGTGCATGTCGTCGAAGTTGTGAAACTCGTTGCTTCTCTTTTGCCTCTGGTAAATTTTGCGAAACAAGCTGTGCACTTCTATTCTTTTCTCGCCACACTTTTGACGAAGTCACAATCTTAGCATAGTGATCTGGGCATATCGGGTCGTTGCTATACGTTCGTCCTCTAAGCTTGATCGCTAACATGCTGTATTTGCAATTACACGTCTTGCATCTAAAATAAACTCGTGCCTTTCCGGGTGTCTTGTTATCAAACTCACCCCATGAATACCCAAAATTATAATCAAATTCAAGATCATATATCTGGTGCTTTATCGCCATTCTTGTCAGGCCAGTTTCTTTCTTAATGACTTCGAGCATCTCTTGACTAATAAACATCTGGTCATTGCCTGCTAGAAGTTTGTCAATATATTTTTTGTTTTCTTTTGAAAGTGTTTTTCGAGTTTTCATATTTTGCCCTCTCAATATAAGTATATCGGGCCGGGTCGAATAACTAAACTATTTATAAATATCAAACATCAACAATAACATCTTCGTCGCTTAAGTTTTGAGCCTCAACCCATCCTCGATTTGACGTCAAGAACTTATGATCTACTGTGCACTTAATTACGATACCATCATCAAATTCAAGCTCAACAATATCTTCCTCGATATCATATACAAACTTCTTTATAACCTCTTGACTTTCTCCGTATGCGTCAATTACGTGATCACCGGGAGAAATTGCTTCAATTGTGTTCATTAATCCGTCGGACATTTTTACACGTGTATCAGGTAAAAAGCAGCCGCGGCCAGGCCCAAAGAGAGTTTTCTTCTCGGCCAAGTGGAAAACATCATACATTGTCAGGAAGTAGTTTTCAAATCCGAGGAACTTAATGTCAGCTAGCTCTTCTTTGATCCTCGCAACATACTCAGGTTTTTCGGCCATATCATGACTGATCATTGCTGCTTTTACAAGCTTTCCAAGCTGCTGAAAGGGTGTATCTTTGGGTGCCTCAGGATAGCATGCATGTCCCTTTTGAGGCACAGCATAGTTTGGTAGCTTAGCCTTAGAGTCGACCCATACATCTTCATAACGATCCCAGACAATATCGTGTGTCCTCTCTACACTATCTCTAATAAGCTCTTCCCTGCCTTTGTAAAAGTCATAGGCATGCCAGTCGCGGTCGAACTCATCCCACACCTCTGAGGCATTTTTTGGATAAAGCTCACACTTTAGCTCGTCGAACTTCGGCAAAGGTGACGGATCATTTCCCATCCAGCCTAGCTTCTTATATAGCTCCCGGGCTTCCCATAATTCTTTGCCGGGATAGTGGGAGTCACATGTGGTGATAAGCCCGATTCCCGTCTGATCGTGTAGTTCGAGAAGCGCACGGTTAGATAGATGCTGGGCTGGGAGCTTATTGAACTGCAGCTCATAGAAGAAGTTGTCTTGTCCTACTGCATCGACAAACCGATCTGTTATGTTTCCGAGCACACCCATCAGATTCTTCATCTTTGACGGGTCATCTAGCAAATCAGGCTTAAGATCCATGAAATCAACGCCCGGGAATTGCTGGAATGTTCGTCCTGCGGTAATTCCGCCAATGCATGCTGAGCTTACAGTTAGACCTTCGCTGTATTGCTTGAGAAGCTTGAAGTCAATTCGTGGGAACCGATAGAAGCCGTCGGTGTATCCTCTCTTTACTAGCGTGAAAAGATTGGCTAGGCCTGCTGCGTTTCTTGCAGTGATTACGAGGTGATAGCGGCGCATCCATTCGGGTTTCCCCTTACCTCCGCCTTTTGACTCCTCCTCATTCTCAATGGTGTGTCCTTCAGATTTGAGATCATCTTCATTGTCAGAGCTTAGATCGGTTGTTGCAAGCTTCTCAGCTTTCTTTGCATCTCTCTCAGCCTTGACTTTTTCTTTGTGACCCAGGTAGTTTTGCTTCCAAACATCGAGATCCTCGACGAAGTAGAACTCAACACCGTATACCTGCCGATACTTGCGGCCGGCCTTCTTCATTTTGTCGAAGTGCTTGTGAGCATGTGCTAAGCCAGAGCCGTGACCGTGGTCAGTTAGTGCCCATGCATCCATTTCGTTGTCAAGAACGAAGTCAATATGCTGAGCTGGATAGCCGAGTCCGTCGTAAGTCGACTACGAGAAGCCTGAGTGCCCGTGTAAACCGACGAATCGATTGGGGCGCACAAAGCTTCCGAAGTCTCCTTTCGTATCTGAATGTGACAAATTATTTACCTTCCCACTTTATAAGTGATTTGTATTTGATTATAACCAGGAGATTTGTAGATTTTCAACACTCATACGAATTAAGCGTAACAAAGTTTCCATCCCAATTCGTATACTTGATCTTTGATGGATTGATGCCAATATCTCTCATTTTACCCTGGCAGTGTTCACAGGGCTTTGCCATTGTAAAGCTTCCATCTGCCAGAACTCTTGCTACCGCAATATCAGCGGATTTCATTTTCTGCGTGAACCTCAGTGCCTTTTGAAGTGCATGAACCTCAGCATGGTAGCAATAACTTACCACGCTCTCGCCAGTAGATGAACACTTGAGCTCACGCTTGGCAAATGGATGAGTGTCATAGCTGTTCCAGCCGTAGAACCTCGTCTTGCCTACTGTGACGCATGCTGAGATGTTGTAATTGTGTGCATTTTCAGAATAATTCTGAGCAATGGCTTTTAATTTATAGTACACTCGACATAACGTCGACTCCGTATTCTGACCCCTTTATTGAATCATTTATATTATACAGCAGCTTGGTGCGATTTACACCTTGTATTTTTTGATCCATGCCCAGCGTTTGCGATTAACGAGGTAATCCTCAATGTCTTCTGACTCATATGCTTCTTGCTCTGCGCGGGTTCTATGATATGCCTTATTTCCTGCAGATAAATACGGCCAACCTCTGGAGTTGTTTTGTCCTTCCCAATCGTTTCTATATTTGATTAGCCCGACAAAATAGTCATACAAATAGATTGCTAGCATTCCGACTATTAATAGCTCCATCGTCTGGTGGAAGTGTATTGTCTCATGTCGTCGAGTTGTCTCAGACATTGTGCCTTTTGGGGCTCTCGCAATTACGAATGGGAATATTGAGATGGCTCCGATTGTGAGCGGAGCAATATATGAAAGTATTGCTGGGATTTTGCTGCCCTCAATAATGATGGGCTTGAGCCCGTGAAGCAGCTTTGTCTTAAGCAATCCAAGGAATAGCATTGTCATTGTTAGTGAGTATGTAACCCACATATGGGATTCTAAAAAATCGTACATATCTATCTCCGCCTCTGAAGATAAATATCTATCCCATTGAAATTGGCATTAGATTTCCCATTTTTGATTCTGGCATTCTGAGGATCGTGAACAGACTTCGTTTGTCTTTGGTTGACATAAAATCGGGAATTAAGCTTCTGAATGTATCAAAGTTGTTATCTGACACTGCTTTTCTGACTTCTGTACCGCTGGCAACTCTGGGCAAGCTATTTTTGTCTTCGACTCCCGGGAACTTGATTTGCTTATTTGCATGCAATGATGATGCGCTTTTGATTACGCTTTTTTCTGGGAATGCATTGCCTGTATCTTTTTCATCTGAGTATATGTAGAAAGTATTGTTGCTTCCCGCAGATTCTGCAGACTCAAGGTGGGCGTATACAGCTGACACGGGTGATGCTAACGGGTGATGGTTCAGGCCAAACATAGAATATCCCGTAGTGATTGCAGTTACATTATCGGGCAAGCTTGGAATAATATGATCTCTCCAGTATGTCTTCAAGCTTGAGGCAAAGACGGGGAGCTCTCCTTTTCTTTGTCTGTCTGTAGGGGAAACATAGACATATACATGATCACAAGTTGCCGATGCATGCCGAACCTGCATATGATGACCTTTGTGATAGGGCTTGGCCGACATTGGGATTAGTGCAATCTTTTGAGAAGCAGCTTTTGTTTTGTCCAGTGGGCCAGACGGCACATTCATCCTGGTTGCGCGCCCAATTAGCTGGTTGGTCATTGCAAAGGCACCGGTGAGCTTATAGATTCTGCCTGAGTTTTTCGGATATTGAAATACAATGCCTTCAAGCGATGAAGTTAATTTTGATACACTTCCCAGCTTTGGCATTTGTTTGCTTAGCAAGTCCCTGGCAGACATGTCACCGGCTGATGCTGCATGTTGTAGTGTCGTAATTGACTGCTGTAATTCTCTTTGTATTCTCTGAACTTCGATGTTGTGATTATTAACGAACTCAGAGGGAATGTCTCTTAGCAGCTCCATTGCGAAATCGTTAATGATCATCTCGATATCTGCAGTCTTCTCTTTGATTCTTTTAGCTGCAGTCAACTTTGTTGCGTATTGAGACACAATTGACTTTTGATCTTTTGGAACTAACTTCTTGATTTGAACAGCTGTCATTGCACCTTGCTTGCGCAGCATGGCATTGACTACATGATTGATGACATTTTCATTTAGCCCTTGCTGCAAAAGATCGGGCCTGATCTTGCTTTCAACCCAGTCAGAGATTGGGCGAGTAACGTAGTAGCCGGCTAGCGTTTCTAAGCGGCTTGCAGCAGTCTCAAAATGAGTCCGATTGATTACGTTAAGAACTACATTGTTGGGCTTCCTGATTTGCCATTCTTCTCCTCGAACTGCCACTTTAAGATGACCGATGATATCACCCAGCTTCTTTGCTACTGCAAAAGCCTCGCGGTCGTTTTCAACCTGCAATCCAGATTCACGATCAAATAGGATTGCAGCCTCATGAAGACGGATCATTGGTGCATCGTACTTGATGATATTTTTTCCCTCGGGATAGACGATCTCCGCGTTTTGATATCTATTGCCGGTGGCGAATAAAGATTGCTTCTCTTCGCTTGACAAGACTCTGAGCACTGCTTGGATTGCCTCGAATCCTCGCATAAATGACTCTTGTGCTGGATGATCTTTCCACATTGCAGAATATTCAGCTGTGCTTAAGCCGCCTGCCTGGATGTTTCCTTTGTTTCGAGCTAGTCGAATGTTGTCATCGGAGTCAACCGTGAAATTAATATTTTGACCATCCATTTTTTCAAATGGCTCGATTCGAAACTCAGAAAGGTTTTGAAGAATATCAATGATATTATTAAACGAAAGATCAAGATCCTCGTGAATATGACTCATGTGCCCGTATAGACCGCCCATAAAGTAGCTCCTTTTATGTCTGTATTATATGATGCTTATTTTGGTTTGCACAATTTAGAAAAGTCCAGTTCCTGATTTTAATGATTTACACATTATCCCATATATGCCCATTTGCTGCGCAAAATATTTCATTGCTACCTGTGTTTCTTTGTTATTATTTGCTTGAGATTCATAGAAGCGTGTAATAATCTCATCAACTAAATAAACGAATGATGAACAATTTGCAATTGATCGTGACAAATCTTCATTTCCAGCAATAATCCCTGAAATATCATACATCGGGTTAATAAAATCAGCTAATGGGATTACTGTCCATTCAGGCTCAATAAAGTCTGGGTTTGGCTCAAAAAGTGATATTAGTCTTCGAGGTATATTTCCTAAACCCTTGCCTTTGAGAATTTTATTTGCCTTATCTAGCTCGCCTTTTTTTAACGGCTTATCTATCTTAATCTTGAACACACTAATGCATTTATCCTCATCAAACCACATAATATCAAATGATCTATCTTTAAATTTAACATCAGTAGCAGATACGATCTCAGGGCTGACTTCCTCGATGACAGGATGCTCGACTGCAATCCCTACCTTAAACATCCATGATAGTCTGCGTGCCCAAAAGATTGTGTCAAAGATATCACCGATTACATATGGGGGACACGATAAGACAGTTCTGCCCAGCTGTGGATCAGACATAACTTCAGGATTAAAGTCTTGAATTCCTCCATCATAAATATCATCATTGAATTCTGCTTGACGTCTTTGAACCCTGTGCATTGGAAACTCAATGATTTTTCCCATATCATCATCGTCTGGCATTATGTCCTCCTCAAGCAGTTTTGGAAATCAGCAGGGAAGAACTTCTTGTTACGCTTGTAGAAGTAGCCCCACTGCGAATCTAGAATGTATGTCACAGCGTAGTCATCTTCAGATCTGATGCTTCGGCCTACTGACTGGACGATTGTTTTCGCAGTCTGCAGCGGATACCACCCGGGCCACTTATTCATTCTCTTTTTCACAACTTTGTCTCCTAGATACGGATACGGAATCTTGCAAATGATCTGGAATCTTGAACAGTCGTCTCTGAGATCTACGCCTTCTGACATTGATGGACTAAGCAAGACTGTCGGTTTGCCTGACTTGATGTGTTCTTTTAGGATCTCATCGCGATTATCAGAATCATGCAGCAAGAATCGATCTGTCTTGATGTTTTCCTTTAGGTGCTTCGCGACTTTATAAGTGTGTGTGTGGATGATCCCAGACTCATCTGGGTGGGAGTCAAGTAGCTCTTGAATGACCTTGGCCATCTTGGGAAGTGTGTTTTCAATGTTCTTCATGTTCATTGGGCCGACGGGAAGCTCAACAATTGGTCGATTGTCAACAGGGAACGGAGACGGAATAGAGATAAACTCAACATCATTCGCAGGGATACCCAGAGATTGACAGAATGAGTCTCTGTCAAGGATCGTCGCTGACATCATTAATACCTTGTTCCCGAGACGAAACAGGTAGTCAGACGCAAACTTGGATACATCTACGGGCTTGAATGTGATGCGGCGTTTGCCTCGTCCCTTGAAGTTATCGAACTCTACAATCCAGTTGTCTTTATCATAGTGCTTGAGGAACACCTTGATCTTATCAACATGAGACTTAAGCATCTCCATTTGTGTTGCAAAGTTCATCATCTCATCAAGTTTGTCTTGGAGGCCACCGTATTTGCTCATCATTCCTTCGATGTGCTTGAGCCGGGCTTCTACTTTTTCGAAGTATATATCTCTAACCCATTTATATGCCTGGAATTGTGTCTCAGAGGATGTCCAGCCTGCTTTTAGCGTCTTCTTTGAGAACCACTCAGACACAGAAATCTCAATAAATCGACTGAGTTCTTGTTCGATGTTGTGTGCCTCATCTAGCACTAGCACATGTCTTGGGGTGATTCCGCCACTGTAGGTTGCCTCAGTCAAGAAGTAAGGAAAGTTGACAACTGACTCGGGTGACCCAAGGAATGCCTCTTTAGCCTTTTTGTATACACAGTTCATTGTGCATGTCTTAAAGAACTTTGTCCCTCTGTCTTCTGTTCTGAGTAGTTGACGTGATTCCGCACAAGTGTTTCCTTTGTGGAATCTACAACCATAGTTTGAAGATGATTTGATTGACTTCATTTGTCCTGCGGGTTCACCAAAATCTTTAATGTATTGTTCTTGTAGGATTTTCTGGGTGGTCACAAAATATGATGCCTTGAGAGGTTCGCCGTCATCCTCTGGGTTATACATTAAATTAAGAACGCGCGCGGCTGTGAGGCCAATGGCTGACTTTCCTACTCCAGTCCCACACTCTAAAATTGTAAATTTTTTACTGTTCACTACAAGTGCATTTAGAGCAAAATTAATTGCCTGGATTTGTGGGTCTCTAGGATTTTCAAACGGAAAGTATTTCTTCCAGTTGTGAGGCATTTCTATAAATTCCTTTTTATTTTCTAAAATATTTTAACGAGCCTTTGTTAAGATTTACATTTTCCATCTTTTCAGCTTCTTTAAACGAAAGCTTGTGAAAGTCATTTTCTGTAACAACTCTAAACTTTATATTCTTTTTTTCAAAGAATTCCTCTGCAGCCTTGAACTTTTCTTGATTGTCTTTGCTGTTAGTACACCAGGACATTTTGCACTCATAGACAGTAGAGCTGGCTGGATCATAAAAGTCAGGTGTGTAAGTTCGATCGACTCCTGACGAATTCCTGTACGGGACTTTCCACACTTCACCCATTATGTTGTCTAGGTCCATCTCTTTCTCTAAATGAACCATAAATGATAGTTCAAGAATACTTCTAAACCATCTTCCTTTGTAGCGCCCGGAAACAGACTTTCCTCCTTGTTCATATACTTTTCCATATGATGGATTATTCTTTCCGGACGATCTTTTAGACAGCTTTCTTTTAATCTCTTTTGCTTTCTTGTCTCCGTGTATTTCTTCTAATGTTTTTCCTTTTGTTTTTTATTCCATTCTACTATAGTTTTTCGGGCGCTAGCTCGCTGTTTTTCCCTTGGGTTTGCCAAAAGTCCTTTTGATATATTTGACAAAGCAATTTCTTGTCGACGATCAGCCTCATTTTTTCCATAAAGCCGGATCCATCTGTCATAATTATACTCTCTGTTTCTAATGACTTTTCGGCCGTTTTTGTATGCCAACTTGTTTGAGCATGTCTTGTTACATGTCTTCTTTTTACTAGACGGAACAACTTCAAACTCTTCATTACAAATAACACACTTTTTCTTTATTCTGCACTTTGGTCTTCCCACGACTATCCCCTGTTCTGGCTTCTATACGCAAGTATTATTAAGTGCAGAATCTATCTAGAAATTAAACTGCAAATGCAATGGCATCAATTTGTGATTGTCGAGGCTCATCAAAAGGAAACGCATTTTTTAAAGACAAAGATAATCCCCTAACACAAATATTATAACGTAGTAATGCTAAATTTACACAATGCTAATAAAACTGTGTGAGATCTAATCCTCTTTCAGACGCTTCGTCTAGATAAATCAGCGGGTCATACCCAGACTCATCTTTGCTTATTGACTCCCACGATAATTCGATACCTGCCTTAAGATCGAATTTAGGTTTCCAACTTGTTTCATTTCTGAACTTGTCTGACGTAAGTCTATGATTTCCCAGATAATCTGTTTCGGGATGCCAGTTAATGATATTTTCCAGATCTTTTCCTGCTGTATCTGATATCATCTTAGCAATCTCCCACGTATTATATGGATTCTCGGCGGAAACGTTGTAGTCAGTCCCCCACATACCTCTATGGATTGATAAAGCTACTGCATCACAATAATCTGTTACGTGCATGTAGTCTTTAATCTTCTTTGGGTCGAGGAACATATCAATATTTTCCCTTCCCGCTTTGACAGCATACAGAGTCTTTGATATCAGTGAGTTCATATCACCAACTCCGCCGTAAGCAAAAAGCGGGCGGATGACATTAAACTTAATCTTCGAAGACATGACAATATATTCTGATGCTAGTTTTTGGGCGCCATACAGCGTGGTTGGCATTCTCTCAGAGTTCTCGTGTATAAGCTGATGTTGATATGCACCAGTGTCATAGATTACCGTTGTGCCCATATATGATACAGCAACATCTGCTTTCTTTGCAGCCTGACAAATCACATGAGTTCCAGAAACGTTTGTAAGCGATGCTTCGTTTGGGCTGAGCGCAACTACATCTGTTCCGACTACAGCAGCGTTATGAATGACAACATCGATATCTTCTTCTTCAAAGACCTCTGCCCAAAGATCGGAATCATTTTGATGAACGCAGGGTTCACCGGTTGAAAGACAAACCATTTTCTCGTGATTTAAAAGTGGAACAAATGTATGCCCCAAACCTTCAATGGAGACAGGTAAGTTTCTACCGATAAACCCAGCTTCGCCTGTAATTGCAATTCTCATTATTGTCTACCAGAAATACATTAGTGAGAAATTAGGGATTGGTCTCATGCCAGCAAAACCGAACTGGTTGTTAGATCTACCTACCTGAATTGCAAGTGGAAGCTCAAGAGATATTGCAAACTGCTTCCATCTTCGTTCGAGGCCAACACCTGGACCAAACGACATCAAAAGAAATTCTTCTTTTTCGCCCTGGACTTCTGTTTCTTCACATCCGTTATCGTCGCATACTTCTTCGAATGAAAGCCCAGTATCTCTGCGATATAGGGTTGCGATTCCTAGTGACCAATATGCTCTTCCCCAGCTTGAGGAATTAAGTGTCTTAAACTTAGTAGCTCCCAAAAAGATTGTTGAGTCTAGGTTGTCTTCAACAATTGGTAATGCTGAGATTTGCCAGCCATGCCCGCTTTCGTATTGTTTAGAGTAAGCTAGACCTACACCATAAGTTGAGCCTGCTACAAAACCGATTCGTTGTTCATCTGCTTGTGCAGTATTTGCAGTCAATAGAAGTACTGCAGCGATTGATAGTGCTTTAATCATTGTTTTCTCCTTTAAGTTAAAGCTAGAATTCTTCACATGCTGCCTCGTTTGGGTCGCAATCAAGTGTCTTGGCCCAGAACGTATCAGCTGGGTGTTGTTTGTGAACACACGATATCAACAAAGACATTGCAAAGAATAAAATGATTTTTCTCATCTCTATTGAGTATTGCCTGAATACTGCTCGAAGACAAGCTCATTTGTGTCAGTGCATTTTTGTAAGTACTCAGTAAGACCTTCGCGGGTCGTGTTGACTGACATTCCGCCCTCACTAAGCATTACGTTAAATTTACCCTCTGGCAAACCCTCAGCAAAGAATGCTACTGGTTTATCGATTCCGTATGCGTATCCGGCTTCCCAAATCGTTCCCAGATCTTTTGCCTCAGTATTGCAAAGAACAAAGTCAGCCCACTGGATCTTCTCGCAATTGACATCAAAGATTCGTGTTCGATCTTCTTGCGTTGCATTAGGCTTGAGGACAAAAAAGTCCTTGGGGCTAAAATACTCATGGCCGGTCTCAGACAATGCAGTCTTCATAAACTCGACTTGCTCAACTTGCTTTGGGTTGAAAAACGGTGATGCGATATAAACCTTCATTTTTGTATTGATCCTTTCAAAGATTCGTGAATGAAATATAATAACCCAGCAACAACCCGAAGGAAAATGCTAAGGGTATAAGTGTAAAATAAAACTGGCTTCTTCGTTGTTCATCTTGAATTGATTTAAAGAGTGACAAGATAATCATCTTTCCTGCCGCTTCTTCATCGTCTGCAGATATATCAAAGATTATCTCCTCGACTATCTCTTCTTCATCGTAGTCATCATTATCGTTTTGTGACAATTAATGCTCCTAAATTATGGTAACTCTCATATTCACATCTGTATTTTTTGTTATCAAATGCTTCTCGAACAATTTTTTCCATCGTATTACTATTTCCTGTAATGACTCGAAATGGGACATGATGTTTCTTTGCCCAACTCATAAGAACCTTTTTTGCGTAATCATGACTCAAACCATGAAGATCAATTTCGTCAAGACTCATGATATTGTTTGCTTATTATGTCTATGCTTAAGCGTTCTTCCTACCCAGGCAAGATCTTTCCCATCAGCAACCACGCCTCTATAGATTATCTCATCTCTCTTTGATACCGGATGCAAAAACTGGAACCAGACACTTTCTTCACTTTTGTCTAAAGGATGATGGTTCTGATCTTTGAGCTTATCATTTACCTCACCCGTAGACAAACCCTCATCGATTAGATCAAATATTAGCTTTCGCCTTCGATGTGTATCTTTATTGGCGAACGGCATTATCGCCCCATCTTATCCTTGTACTCAGTCTCAATATCACGAATCTGTGATAGTAATCCATTCCAATGCTGACGGAACTTGCTATTCTCACCTGTCTCATTTGCCGGAGGATTAGTTCCATTAACGTTGTCACGTTCTGCCTGATAGATCGTATCCTCAGGATGATATTCGATCTTGGCATCAGTGTCTGCATCAGGCCAATAAAGATTAGTTCCGGTTCCTGATCTCATGTTTCGAACATAATGCATTGCCGGGCCTGTAAGAGTACGCGTTCCGATAGACATAGCTGCCTCAGGAATTACCCTACATACTGCCAAGGCCATTTGTGCTGCCATAATATTGTCGGCAGCCGGCTGGATCTGCTTATCACACCGCTGACGAATGAAGCCCATTAGATCTTTTAGATTGAACCTGGCGTAATAGAAGGTCTCAACGGCGCGGGGCAAGATTGTACGTGCATCCATAATTGAAATCTTTCGTGTGTCAATCATATCAGCATATAGCTGCTTGCTTTCTTGAACATTCTTCTGCCAGCGCTCATAAAGCTCTGGGGTGTTTTGTACAGCAGCCGGTACCAAAACCCGAGAATGTGACTGCCAGCGGTCGCCCGTGCATTGTGCTGCATAGGTTCCTGCACGATGACGAATCAAATGTGTTACAGTCTGGAGATCAATACCTGAGACGAGGAATGTGAAGCTCATAGCCTCCATTCCGGCGGGAAGAGCACGAAACTGGAGAACTTCTTCAAGCGTCTCACTTAGCTCGCGCTGGGTGGCATTCAAGGGGTTTGTTTCCTCAGGTGAATCTGCCCAGGTTGCTTTAACATATCGATATGCAACGTTTCTAATTTGTTCTGCGGTTGGATGATCAACAAGCTCAACTTTAAGTGCGTCAAGATCGTTAACGAATTCTGTTTGTGGAGTCTCCCCAAATCGTAATGGCATTGGAAGAGTCACAGGCGTCAGGTCTAGATTTTGTGGCAAAGTAGCCTCCTTATGAATTATTATAAATGATTATATGCTATCAGGAGGTAATGTTCAAACGTGGTTTGAATCAATTATGGCAGTCACTGCTTCCATTCCTTCGTTCTCGACCTCTTCAATATTGATCTTCATGTCGCCCTCGGGATCAACAATGTGATGGAGCACAATTTGAACATTTGACATTGCAGGATTTTTCTTTGCTAACTGCCGAACTGCTTCGATATTTTTGGGTGAATCCTCAAAAAAGTGAAGAACTCGTGGTGTAAATGACGTTACATATCCTCGAATCTTGTCAGCCTTAGCTTGAGGATTTGATGTATTTACAGTATCGATAATCTGCAGCTTTATGCCCATTGTCTTAAGAAAGTCTCTAATAGGACCTTTCGCTGCGGGACCTCGGGCTGTAAGGATTGCAGCAGCTGTAGTGCCGCATGATGCAACGTCTCTCAAAATATTCATAAGAGGAGTAGGACGACCATCTTTAACAATATCAAACTCACTAAAGTCGAATACCTCACCTGGCTCTTCTTTGTAAATTGCATATTCTGCGGGAGACAATTCCTTGATTGTCTTGCCTTCTTTGTTTTTAACGAGAACGCTTGAATTTGTCAAAGCAAGTGTTTCATCAAAGTCAAAGACTGCAAAAGTATCGCAATCTGGTTTTAGATCAGGATTTAAATCCATCATAGATTCCCTGATTAAGCTTCGTAACTCTTTTACTGTAATTTTGATCATATACTAAATATTCGTGAATGAGAGAATTGTTTCACTACTTCTCTTAATTCTTCACCTGTTTTGAACATGACAATATTGTCAACGCCTTCTAGCTCACCATTATAGGGCTGAACTGGTGCTGCAACCTTGATTCCGTGCTTTGCATATTCCATTGCATGTTTGGCTGAATCGTCAATTGCACAGACAATCTTTCCTTCATCGTAGTATGGGCTGTGAGCTGCCCAGATCATTTTTTCAGGCGAGAAGTCAACTTTGTGAAACTTGAGTCCGCTATTCTCGAGCCAGCTGTAGGTGTCATATTGACATGTCTTGTTGGCGGAAGGTCGTGCAGTTAGAATCTGAATCCAGTAACCTTGATCATATAGTTCATTTAAAGCCTCAATTGTTGATGTTGTAGCCTCGAGGTTTTTTAGGCGGCGCTGGTCAATAAAATCCTGGAATAGCTGCTCAGGATTATACAACTCTTTTGGAATACCACTGGTAAAGTAGTATTCCGATGAGGCAGGATCAACAGTAATTCCTTCATGTGAATTGAGATAATCACTGTATCCTTTTCTGAACTCTACAATAACATCATCAGCATCAACCAGAATTACAGGTTGACCTTCCCACTTTTGAGCATTCTTGACATACTTGACTTGGAGGTAGTTCTCTTTATCGTCAAATGCTTGTGCAAAGTCCTCGGCCGAGAACCCCCATAGATTTAAGATTGCCAGAAGATAGCGGAAGATATCAACACCTTCAAATAGAATGCTGTTTTCAACAACCTGCTTCTTGTCTCGGGAGTGACTCTTGAAATTGATCTCGCTGATTAGTGACGAGATTTCACTGTGAAGTGCCAGAGAGAACTCCTGTGTGAGCTTTTCTCTTTCTCCTATGGTTAGGTCATTTCTTTTATTGAACAGTTCAGAAAATTCATTCTGGACCTCGAAGAGCCGCTGTAGGTTTAGTTTGTCTATCATATAAAGATTATATTATGTGTCTAAAAAATGTTTATGATGCCATTGTTAAGCCGTTGCTATTCATTAGCGTCCATGATGACCCATTCCAGATAAACGTCAGGGCAGCTCCGATTGCATCTGCTGGAATTCCTATTCCGCCCGACCACGTTCCCTGGATATTCGTTGTTGCATCAAATTGAATGTTTATGCTATTAGTAGTTGAATTCATAATTAATTGCAAAACTTGACCTGATACAGTTCCATTTGCTAATGTAATTGTATGCACTCCCATATCACCCGTTATGGTTGTAGCAGTCAATAAATGGCATGAGGCAGTAGGAGTAATTGTTGATGTTGTTCCGGAGCCTAAATCGTATGTCACTGACTGGTATGACAAGAACTTAGCTATATTTGCCATAGAATTTGCAGCATCAAGATTTAAAACTGTCGTTGTTGATCCGCCGTCGTTAACTTGAAAGTTAACATCAATATCTTGTTGTTTTCCTCGAATATAAACGTCAGTTGATTTACTGAATATGTCTAGCGCAGCAGTCGATCCCCCATATTGGATCTCTACAGTATCACCCGACGATCCGATTGCTAGGTTTCCAGAAGAGTCAGTTTGAAAATCTGTATACTCAGTATTGTCTGTATGTGTTAATCGAAGCTGGGGATTTGATGCGTCAAGAATATCAAGGGCTCTATCAGGGGAGTCAGTTCCTATTCCCACCTTGCCAGAACCTGATGCTACTAAAATATTTGAACTGCTTGGTGATTGGACGCGGAGAGGGCTAGATGTATCACTGCCGCTGATAACTAAGCCCCCGTTATTCTTCATCAGGAAGACAGCTCCTTGATCTGTGTTTCCTTCTGCTACTCCGTATAGAGTGTGTTGGGATTGTCCGACCCTGAATCCGTAACTCGTGCTATCAACGGTGGAAATAAATGCTATGCCTCTTATATTTCCGTTTACGTCAAGCGGATATGTTGATTGTCCTGCTTTGTTAAGGGTGACATATGTTGCACCGTCTCTATCAGTTACAACAAGACCATCATTTGACTGGTTATATGGCGTTGCACGAAATAGCACATCTCCGTCTGCAGAGGAGGTTATGTGGAGCAATGCTGCGGGTGATGAGGTCCCTACGCCTAGTCGATTATTGACGTCGTCGTAATACAGCCCTGAAGCACCCCCTGCGGATCCTCCGTTATTATATTGAATCTGGCCGTCAGAACCCGCAGGATCTGCAGTAACTCCGGACGTGAAATTCGACTTTGTCATCTTTCTAAATGCTGACGCTGATGTATCATAAATCAAGACTAGATCGCCGTCAGCTACAGACGTTTCAGCTGTCTGACTTGTTATGATATCAGTGCTGAGTTCACCCATTTTGATTGAGCCTGATGCTATATCAACTGACTCGACTGTCTCATCTTTGATTTGTGTTCCGCGTATTCCTGTTGTTCCCATTATTAGCTCCCGCTTTCTAAAGTTTCGATTCTTTGATTTAGTTCTTGAATTGCTTTTATTAATGTTCCTACAATTGTTTGGACATCAAACCCTGTTCCGCCGTCGGTAAGTCGACTATCAATTGCCAGCTGGTTGTCAGTGTCATCTGCAATAAATCCAATTCTTGCAACTCTGTCATTTGTGTCTTCTATGTAGTTGTATGTAACTACTCGGATATTCTTCAGCATATTAACAGCATTTTCTGACAATGCTATAATATCTCGCTTGCTGTCTGCCGTTGACACCGACGATCCTCTGTGATAGTATTTGCCATCCTGACGCACGTAGAATTGATTTGTGCCACTGTAAGACTGCACTATGAGTGGATGAGGAGAGCCTGTTGATGATGTATTACCTGCTTTGACCCATAGTCCGCCGGCGCTGCCGTTATAGCTGTTATAAAACTGCGCAACATAACCGGCGGAGTTGCTATTTGACAAAGACAGGGGATATGACGGGGAAGTGTCCCCTATTCCAACGTATCCCGAATTTTCAATCGTCATTCTAACGTTATCGTTTGTACCTAGCTGCAAACCATAGTTTGTTGTTGTACCAATAAGCATGTTATTATTAACGACACCCGTGTATGTAACGTTCTCCGGATCCTTATTTGTTGCTCCGCACAACCCTATGATTGATTGAACTGCTGTATTGTCCTGGGATAATTTTATAAATGCATTATCATCTTCAGGTGTATTGTTTGTATCTGCTTCAAGATAGAGCGCGGCATCACCCGTAGAAGATATATGAAGATTATATGATGGACTTGTTTCACCTATACCGACATTACCAGAGGAATCTATTGTCAACCTTGTGCTTGTAGCAACTGCTGTTGTTCCAATTTTAAACTTGTCAGAATCAGAGTCATCAACACCCATTGTGAACTTCTTAGTTCCACTAAGAGCAAAAGCTAATTGTGGATCACCGCTAGTAGCAGTATTGTTAATCTGAATTGTAGTGGCGCCGGTACCGTCTTCTACCTCTAACAACTCTGCAGCACTTCTATTGCCAATGCCTACATTGCCATTTGAATTTGTTACTGCTATCGAATAGTCATTCCCAGAGGATGCCACAATAAAAGAGTCGCCGCTACTAGGATATGCTAGAGTTGACCCTGCACCCTGAACGGCTATCCCAGTCCCATCCATTTTCAATCTTAGATCGAGCGTCTCATCATTGTCTGAGCAAAGAAATTGCATTTCTCCAGTTGAGTCAGATGTGCTTGAAGCAAACTTAACACCTCTTATTGCAGATCCTATTTTTGAGCCGCCGCTAACCGGTATTGTAAACTGTATCTCGGGGCCGGCGGCGCCGCCTCCTGTGACTGAGCCGGAGACCGCTAATTTCAAAAGGGTTGTTACAGCATTTGTATTGCTGGTATCTTGTATTTCGACTGGCCCTGTATCAGCTGTTATAACGCTTCCAGCATTATAAGCTACGTCTAAAGATCCGCCTAGGCCTGATGTGAAATTGGCGCGTGTCATCTTGCGTAATGCAGATGTAGTATCATCATATATTAAAATTAGATCATTGTCATCAGCGCTAGTAGAAGCAGATTGTCCTGTGACTATGTCAGGCCCAATTGATCCTGCGGATATAGAGCCTGACAATATGTCATCAGTGTGTATTTTAGTAAGCGGCATTATAATCTCACATTATTAAATATCGAGATCAGATCAATAATCGCCGTTTACCCTATCTAAATTCTTTCGGTTCTTGTCGCAGAACGCATCGAAGAACTCTTGCGGGTCATATCCCATTAGAATCAGAGCCTCGAGCTTATAGGTAAAGTCATCTACCATTTCCTCTAGGAACTCGGCCCTATTGAACTCTTTAGTTTCAGTGTGTTTGTGAGGCTTCCAGTTCTTAAGGTGCGCCAGAGCTTCATACGATTCCTCTGTGCCTCGATGAATGATATCCCTGATGAACTGCTGGGCTTTTTTATCGCTTGGATCTACGGGCCATTCTGGCAGCTTTTCTTTTTTATCAGACAGATCCTTCATAAATGCTTCTTGCAAATGGAAGATACAGTCTAATCTGTCTGTATATGTCACTGTATTAGTTCTCGAGTGTAAGCTCTTGGGCTTCGTCGACCATTCGATTGTCATTCTCTTGTGTTCGAGCTAGATACTCAGCACTAAGCTGGATTGCTCCCGTTCCTCGGGCTACATTGAGCTCAATTGCACGAATGTGATCGACAATGTCAGTTCCGGTTAAAAGGGCGCGCTGGAGTGACCGGGCGACCTCTGCAACTACCTCATCATCAAGTCTATAAATTTTCTTTGCCATGTTAGTTCCTATCTAATTCTTTTGTATGAGCTGTAAGCCCACTCTGCTAAAATGCCAACCATTGACACATCAGCTAATGTATGTATTGCTGTGCTTGATGTAAAAAATGATCCGATAATAAAGCATATGCCTGCAAATCGAATCATCTCTTTATTGTTCGATGTCATTAAATGTACCGATCAATCATTTCATTGATCTTGTCTTTGTTCGTCATTCCAGATGTTTGCTCAAGTACTTGCCCGTCTTTCATGACAAATATTGCTGGAATTCCTCGAATCTGGAATTGTGATGCAAGAGCAGGAGACTCGTCTGTGTCAACCTCAAGAATTGCAACATCATTTCGATTTCTTGAAATCTCTGTCAGCGTGGGAGTAATCATCTTGCATGGGCCACACCAGGGTGCTCCAAACTTTACCAAGACTAGACCATCTGACGTTCTCTCTTTAAAGTTTTTCTCTGTAAGAACTTCTACCAATTTACTTCTCCTTTAATTCAATCAATCTATTCAAATACCACGCTGCTTTTTTAAGATCTGCAACTGGATCTTCTTTGTGCTGATATCTTGCAACATATTTTATTATATTGCCCTCATAAAAACCTAATTCCCAATCATCAATAGCATCAATAACTTCTATTTTGCCTTGATTGTAGTGGCTTGGATGATCAACCTTTTCATTTGACATTAATATTCTACCTATAGCTCACGGATTTGTTTATAAGCCTTGATTGTTTCTGGCCATAATTCTTCAGCGATTTTTAAACATGCATTTGCAACTTGCTGGATTTCCCATTGAGCCCCATCATGTGTTCTAAGCTCAACAAATTTTAGCAAGTTTCCGAGGTTGACAGTTCCATAGTATTCTGTATATGCATTTTGCGGGAGAACACCTCGTGCTTGTTCCCTGCAGACGCCAGCTTCCATCAGATCTTCGAATAGCTTCATGCAATATTTGTGATGCTTTTTAACAACTTCAGACGCTTTTTTGCCGTAGTGAGTTGCATCCGACCATTCAATTTCTGGATTTACGTTATCGCTATTGCTTGATTGACGATTTGATGCGTGTTGAGTCCTAAACGATTCAGGCTCATAAAACCTAAGATCAACAGACGTGTATCTTCTCGAGATTTCATTGTAGCTCCAGGTTCGATGTCTGTGATGCTGCGATCTGATGTAGAGCGGAACCTTGAATCTGAACGTGACTGTGTTGTGCTCAAGAACGCTTGTATGCTTGTGTTTAAGCAAATACTTGATTAGCTTTTTGTCTTTATTGTCTAGCCTTTTCTTTTGTGCCCCGAAGCTTACGCGGGCAGAGTTAGCAATCGTTAGATCAGACCCCATATGCTGAATGTAGTCGACTTTGCCAATTCCGTCACCATACAGTTCAATTGACTTATTCTTTACTTTGCCCATTCTGGGTAATTCCTTTTTATGTTGTCACGAGTTTTTACTACGTTGTCACGATAATGCTTGATGTATCTAACATTTTTGGACATTTTCCACCCGGGGCCGCCATTGTAACATGCAAACAGATTATTTCCCTTGCATGCCTTTTTGGGAGAAAATGTTCTGAGTATTTCGATTGCATGTCGGGCATTTCTTTTGGGAACTATATTAGCCTGGTAAAAGTGTCTAAAGTCTTTGTATCCAAGTTTCTTTCCCCACCAGTGATAGTTTACCTGGAATAGTCCGACGTCTCCGGTATCTGATATTACATCATTGTGAAATGAAGACTCCTTGAATGCAATCGCTAGAAGATCATGCACATCATACTTGTAAAGCTTGGCAGCATTCATCACTTCTAGTACATTATCAGTCTGGCGGCTGGAGAGTCGATCTCTGACAAATGAAACTTGATATGACTGAACTTCGAGTAGATCTGCAATTCCCGCTGTATCTCTTGGCTCAATGCGAACTGGGCCTCGAATCATATCATATTCAGGCACTTTATATTTTTCATCTTCTGGGCATGCCCCACCTAGCATGCAGAGTATTGAACCAATTATGAGATATCGTTTCATTCTAGCTCCATCGTTACATCAATACTAACATTAAACGCGGGTATTCGTATATGATTACATACATTGTTCTTCTTGCACTCATCTGCATCAAGAAACCAATCTGCATGTCCTTTTTTGTGAACAATCTTTTTAAAGTGATCATCCTTCTTCCCGCAGTTTTGCGCCATCATCTTGTAAATCTTTGTATCAAGCCTTTCAGCCTCTTTAACGTCTGCTTTAAGCTCCTCAATTTTTCCAAATCCTCCGGAGCTTACATCGTGAATCATAACTGTGGCATCGGGTGCCATATAGCGATGTCCATCCTCTCCGAATGTGAATAAAACAGCTCCGCAAGACATAGCCTTTGATTCAACAATAGTAGCCACTGGTAGCTTTGAGTTTTTGATATCACTAATCATTGACATAAGGCTATAAACTTGTCCACCATATGAGTCAATCACAATCGGGATGATATCTTGGCCGGAATTGTGTGCTGCTGACATATCTGATGTGAACTTCTTGGCACCATCTGGTGTAAATTTCTCGACCCTGACGACAATTGGGTTGTACATAAGCTTTGCTTCGCTAATTCGACCGTCAATGTTAACATTCTTAATCAATATTGATTTCCTTCTTTTGTTATTAGATATTCTATTATAAATTAGATCTTTTTATAAAGATCACGCAAGTCTTTCTCAAACATTGTTTTAGTTGTTTTTTTGCCAACCTCTTCCAGCTCTTCTTTTCTAGTGTCATACAAAGCCCTTAGTTCTTCAGCTTTTTCCTTTGTCAGGCTATGAATCGGCATATCCAGCAAATAGTTGTATGATCCATTTTGATTTTTGAAATTCATCTTTTTCAAGCTTGAAATAATATCACTTTTGGGACGGTTGTTAATCTTGAGATTGCCGCCTAGTATCTCCTCAATGAACCGTTTTCTATTCTCCAGGATCCACAGCTCTTTTGTGAGCTTTGATATCAGGTGGTTCTTTCTAATTGTATAGTACTTGAGCCTGAACTTGATAAAGTATCGGATTATCTCCTCGGGTGATTCAAATACTTTTAGATCTCCGTTTTCGTCTAACGTTGTATAGTTTTCACCTACTCGCTCTCTCATTTTGAGAACGCTTTCAAGCCTACCTCTCTTTGTTAGTTTTGCAAGCTCTGACCTTTTGAACTTTAGAATATAGTGCGGGGTTTCAGCTGAATGGTCTTCATATGATGACAATGCGCCCGTTTCAATTAATGAATCAAGATGAGCCTCGTACTTTTCGTATGTAAATGACGGCGGAAGTTCTGTAACCTCTACCTTAGTCGTATTCTTTACTTCGTACTTACCGTAAATCTCCCATGACTTTGGCGCGTCAGGTACCTGCCTGAACTCACCAGTGAAGCCATTGATCCACGGGCTGACTGGTGGGCATTTTTCTCCTGCTAACACCTTCAGACATGCCTTGATTAAATCCTTCGGGTTCCGATTCAGAATGTTGGTTGAGAATCCCACAGCGATACCTGAGCCGCCGTTTAGCAAGACAGTCGGTATGATGGGCAGGAAGTACTTTGGCTCGATCTTCTCGCCCTCTTCGTATTTGTGATCAAGGAGATCAAAGTCTTTATAAAGCAGGTTAAAGTTTTTATTGAACCTTACACCGACGTATCTCGGGGCTCCGGCCTCTGGAGATCGAAGAGACCCAAACTGACCTATCCCCTCGAAGATAGACATTGAGTTCTTGAAATCCTGTGTCATCGTGATGATTGTGCCATCAAGTGATCCGTGGTGGAACATTGTTGCAGACGCTGCGTAGCCCCCAAGCTGAAACACCTTCATTGGCTTTTCTTTGCCTGTCTTCCAGACTAGCTTTGCAGCATATGCAATCTTTCGCTGTGACGGCTTGAATCCGTCGATCACTGACGGGATTGCTCGATTCGTGATAGTGTAAAGCGCGTAGCTTCTGAGCTCATTATCAAAGAAGTTTTCTACTGTTCTACCAACAAAAGTACTCTTTTTATCTTTCAATAACATATTAAGCTCTCCTTAGCGGGCATAATCGTGATGTCTATATTCATAGTTACAGAACTTAAAAACTTCTTCAATGTTAATATCCTTCTTTTGTCTCGTTGAATAAGAGAAATATCGAGCACTGAGATGTAAATGTGGGTAGTGATCTGTACCCGTATCCCCTACTGTTCCGATCAATTCTCCTGGGTAGATCCAGCTATCCTCTTTTACAAAGATTTTATCAAGATGGTGGTAAAGAACTTGAACCGTATCATGCTCTTTGTCACTGTGTTCAATCCGAACGTAAGATCCGTTGCGATCGCTTTTGTAAGTTTTGATTACCCTTCCGCGGAATTGATTTTTCACGTGGGTACCTTTTTTTGCTACAATATCTACGCCAAGGTGGAAACTATGATGATCATGATTAAGCATTATCATATGACCATTTATTACTTTTCCTTTTTTAAATGTCCTTTTTCCATAACGAGAAGAAATATGAGATTTAGAAATATCAATAGGGGCAAAACACACAGTATTGTTTGTCGACAAAAGCATAGCTAATAATAATGTCATATGATTATTTTTACTTATTTAAAATCTTTTGTTTTCTAACTGCAGGATCTGAGCCGAACCAATTGTCCAACGATTGCCTTAGGTTATCACCCGGAATAAGGGCAAACATTTCTGGATTTCTAATAATCTCTTCGTATTCTTCATCTGCGAGGGATGCGAGGCCTTTTTTGTATGATATATCCCAGGATTTAATATTGTCCTCTGCGGATTTCCATTCGACAAATTCTTCATCTGTGTAGAACAACAGCTTTTTGTCTTTTTTCTTGACAACAACAAGTGGTGTCATTACTCGGAAAAGTTTGTTGTCTTTTAGCAGGTCGGGCCAGAACCTCCCAAAGAAGTTTGTTAGCAGGCCGGCAATTGAATCTCCATCAGGATCAGCATCTGAATAGATCAAGATTTTTCCATATCTAAGATTCTCTGCATCCTCTCCAAGACGAAGGCCGGTAGCCTTAAGAAGAGATAAGACCTCTTTGTTCTTGATAATCTTGGAGGACGGCATATCTGCGATGTTTAGAAATTTACCTCTAAGCGGGAAAGACCCTTGAATCATTGGATTTCTAAACTTTCTAAAAGCTGCCAGGGCTGACTTCCCCTCGAACAAAGCTAGCGTGCAAGATTCCCTGTCTTTTCCCTTGGCGTCAATCAGATTCTGGACCTTTTCTTTGCCGAGCTTCTTGTTGAGTTTTCTGAGCTCTTTTCTCTCATCTGCATCCTTCTTTTGAATTGCCCAGTCTAAGATGTTCTGGATCATCTCTGATTCACAAACAGACTTTAGAAACTTATCCGAGAGTGTGTGCTTTGACCCGAAGTCACGTGGGTCAGTGATTAGTTTCTCTTTGGTCTGAGATGAGAATGATGAGTTAACAATATCTGCACTTACAAATACAAAGATGTGGTTCTTGATCTCTGCTGGCTTCAGATCTACTTTGTGCTTCTTCTTGAGTTTCTTTCGAACCTCTGCAATAATTTGACTCAAGACTGCGTCGACATGTGTGCCGCCATCTTTTGTCTCGACACTGTTGACGAATGATATTTGCTTTAGGCTTCCGCTAGATGACCCTACGCCAATTCGCCAACGATCAGAGGCTTCATAGACAATATCATCAATATAGAGGCGACAGTATGAATTGAAAGTTGAGTATCTGTATTTTGTCCCATTGAATCTTACAGTCAAACAAGGATTGCAAGCTGCGAGGTCAATACACCTCTTTCTCATGATCTCAATGTGATCATCATCTAGGCCGCTCAATCCAAACTGATTGAAGTCCGCAATATACGATATCTTTGTATAGCCCTTGCTGCTTTTCGACTTGATGACTTTAGGTTCAGACCTGGCGCGCATGTTGTTTCTGAACTCTTGAGTGTAGAGCTTCTTTTTGTCACACGTTTCGATTGCAAACTTTGAAGAAAATATGTTGGTCAGAGTTGCTCCGACGCCGTTGGTTCCGGCGACGATTCTATTCTCAGTGTCGTCAAAATTTGAGCCAGCCTTTAGGTTTGAGAAAATCATCTCTGGAATGTATTCATTGTGCTTAGAATGAAGAATTACTGGAATTCCGCCATTGTCACTAACAGTAATTTCACCAGTCTCTGCGTCAGTGATGACCTCAATTAAGTCAAGCTTTTTGTTTCGTCGGTGTTCATCTGCTGCATTTGAAATAATCTCATCAAATATCTTAATAAAGGCAGGATTGACACTTACTTCTCTTTCAGAGAAAACATCGTCCTCGTCAATGAGATTCATGACTTCTTTGCGTGTTTTTGTCGACCCTACATACATTCCTGGACGGAGCAAGCAGTGCTCGATATCATCAAGCTTCTTATATTTTTGCTCAATTGATTTCATGCGTCTCCGTATTCAGCGTTATTATAGTTAGCGAATTATGACTTACACATGACTTCAGGAACTCACCCGCATTTTGAACCTCCACAAGCCAGGCACGTAACACACCCCTCTTGAAACACCAGGCTACCTTCTTCGTTGCAGTTGTCACACTTCTTCTCACTTGACTTCGTTCCATCTTCAATGTATTTCTTGAGAACTCGGGCAACTACACGCGAGAATGACGTAAAGTCAGTGTCCTTATCTTTTTGAAGCTGTTCAACCATAAATGATACGGGGGCGCCGTGGCGCATAGCCAGAGAGATTGTTCGAGTGAACGCTGAATGGTTGGGATTGTCGAATACCTCGACGACATCCTTGACAGCAAACTCATCGCCCTTGAACCCGAACTTGAGATCATACACAGAATTCTTTGTTTTGCGTGGGTGCTTGATGATAACGCCTTTTTCATATACACGCGGTATCTCAATATATTTTGATAGCCCACCGAAGATCTCGTATGGCTTTCCATCCATTAGCCCAACAAGAATCGTCCATTTCTCTCCTTTGATTGAAGCTCGGTGAATTTCGCAAGGAAGCTCGTGCGGGCGCTGCGGTGCTTGATGTTGCTGGAATGTTTCATCCGATTCATTTGCTGTATCATTGGAAACAAGGACACCGGCGCGGGATCCGTCTCGATATACAGTTGCGCCCTTGAGTCCGGCTTTCCACCCACGCCAGTATACTTTGGCTACGTCTTCTCTTGTTGCTGATTCGGGTAGATTCAATGTCTTGCTGATTGAGTGATCAATCCACTTTTGTGCTACTGCTTGAACATCTACAGCATGTTCCCAGTCGATCTCATTAGCTGTAGCACCACAATATGGTGACTTTGTAATGTCTGTTTCGCCCGTGATATCCATCCACTTCTTTAGGTTGTGGTGGTATACCGTGAAGTGTTGCCATCGATCACCGAGGTCATCTACGAAGTCAGCTTCAACATTTGGGTCGTTTGAGTTGATCTTTTTCCTTCGGGTATATTCGAGCATGAACACTGGTTCGATACCTGAGGTTGTCTGGGTGAGACATGAGACACTTCCGCACGGCGCCGTGGTGGTTAATGCAATATTTCTTCGGCCGTACTTACGATGCAATTCTCGTAACTCTGGTGAGGTATCAAATAATCGTTCGATATATTGATTTCCCTCTTCCTTCTCGAAGTTGTAGATTGGGAATTGGCCTCGCTCTTTCGCAAGGTAGCAAGACTCTGTGTATGAAGCAAGAACTAATGCACGATAGATTTCTCCAGTCATTGCAATTCCGTCTTCTGAGTCATATTTCAAGCCAAGCATTGCAAGCGTGTCGCCCAACCCTGTTTGTCCCAAGCCTGTTCGGCGTCCAGAGAGAGCGATTTGTCGGACATTATTCCAAAGATCAAGTTCTGTCCTTTTTACTTCAATTGGTTCTGGGTCTGCTTCAATCTTTGCCAGAATTTTATCAATCTTCTCAGTTTCAATTTCAACCAAGTCATCCATCATTCTTTGGGCCTTTCGGCTCATTGTATTGAATAGCTTGAAGTTAAATCTGGCTCGTGAAGTGAATGGATCATCAACGAATGATGTCGTATTGAGGAGGAGGAGCCGACAGCTGTCAAATGCTGACATTACAATTTCCCCGCAGGGATTTGAGCTCACTGTCTCAAATCCTTCATCTTTGTAGATTTGAGAAGGTGTTGTATTTAGAACGTTATCCCAAAAGAAGATGCCCGGTTCAGCTGTTTGATGTGCTGAGTCTACGATTGCATCCCATACAGCCTTAGCGGGCATTCTAGCTGTGAGTTCTCTGTTATTACCTGTTGAATCTACCGGCCATCGGGTTTCATAGTTTTCATCATTCTCAACAGCAGTCAAGAATTCGTCTGAGAGCCTGATTGAGATATTGGCTCCAGTTACCTTGCTTTGATCTCGCTTGATATTAATAAATGTCATGATATCTGGGTGGTGGACTGAGATTGACATCATTAGGGCGCCGCGGCGGCCGCCTTGAGCAACTTCACGACAGGAGTTTGAAAATCGTTCCATAAAGACGCCGATGCCGTCAGTTGTCTTTGCAGCATTTGACGTATGCATTCCCTGCGGTCGAATTGTAGAGATATCAAATCCTACACCTCCTCGGCGCTTCATGATCTGAACTTGCTCTTGATCTGTCTTTAGAATCCCGCCGTATGAGTCGTGAGGTGCCTCAATGACAAAGCAGTTTCCGACCGACTGCATTTGAATATCGTTTCCGACAGCTGACATTGGTGAGCCTTGAGGGACGATATACTTGAACCGGTCCATTGAGTCAAAAATTTCTTCTTCTGACATTGGGTTATCAAATTTCGCTTCGATTCGCGCAAATTCTTTTGCTAACCTACGATGCATCTGATCTGGCGATGTTTCAAAAAATTCGCCATTATCTTGCAGTGCATACTTGCCAGCCCATACACCAGCAGCAAGTTCATCACCGTTAAAATATTTTAGGGCGCCTGCATAAGCATCATCATATGTAAATGTCATTTTTCCTCGCTGATTTCTTTATCTGTAGTTTTTACATCAATTTTACTAACTTGTTTCCATTTTTGTTGCAGCAGTTTTTTGAGATCGCCCTCATTTTGGTTCTTTGCATCAGAGAACGACATTTCACCAGCTCCTTCAATAACAGCAATCTTGCTCTTGGCAGTATCGATTGTAATCGGGAATAAGATTCCGTCTCGGCCAGCTCGATTCTTTGCAACAAATAGACGCCCTAGGCCTGTAGATTTCTCTTCTGCTTTTCTCGAGATTGACAAAACAAGGTCAGCAACCTGTGCCTTTCCGTATGACTCAGCCATGCTTTCAAGGCCAATAACGTCTGAGTTTGCTGCATCTCTATTACTTTGTGATGCAGTCCATACTGGGAGGTTCTTTTCCATTGCTAGGTTTCGAAGGTCCTCATATACCTTTTTGAGCTCGTGTCTCATTGAGTCATATTGTCGTGAGGATCGCATGATATCTGCATAGTCAACAATCAGTATGTGCGGAATAAATCCTTTGAGGCTTAATTTTTCAATATGAGATCGAAGTGTCTGGACGGTTGCTGTTCCGGTGGGATACTCTTTGATCATTAGCTTTCCGAGAGAATTTTTGTTCTCTTCATAATAGGCTATGACCTCTTCTTTTCTTTCTGGAATATCATTGCTTGGAATATCGCAGAGATTAGAGTCGTAGCGGAGGCCAGTTCGAGTCTCAGTTAATTCGAACGTATAGTGAATTACATTGAATCCTGCCTGAAGCGCTGCGCACCCAAGACTAACAAGCATATGTGATTTACCAACTCCGGTCGGGGCTGCAACTACACCGATCTCTCCTTTACCTAGGCCTCCGCCAAGGATTGATTTCTCATCGAGCTTTGGAATCCCTGTCGGAATCGGGTGGCGAGAAATTCGAACGAATCGTGCCTCCATGTCCTCAAAGAAATCATGTCCAACTGAGGGTGTTGTTCCTACTGACATTGCTGTTCGCATGAGATCCATTACTGCGTCAAACTTATCAACCTGGATTAGATCAACTGCCTCTTCAAGCGCGCCGCGAAATGCCTGCTTGCGACAGAAATCAAGTGCCTTATCCTTGACATATTCAAGGTCACCCATACTTGGATTGTGCCTGATTCTCTGGAGGTAATCAACAATCTGATCACGAAGAATGATATCGTTGCCCGTCTTTAGATCATCTCGAATAATTGAAACAAGCAAAGGCAGAGTCGGGAAATCTTTATACTTCTCGTGGTATGAAAAATATCGATCAGCTAAGAACTTTAGATATTTAAGATCGAAGAATTCAATGTTAATGACCTCTGCCATTTGTTCTGCCCACATTCTGTCTGTGAGCAAGCTCTGAACGATTTTTTCTTGAAAGTCTTTTCCGTAAGATGCAAACGTAATACTATGCTCGTGTGTCACTAATAACCTCTTTTTTAATCTAGATAAGTAAAGCTAAGAAACAAGGATTCGACATCGAAGTTTTGAATTCCCTCATGAATCAATTTCCTCATCATGCCTATCTTATTCTTGCAGGGCACAAATGTATCTACGATATCCTCTATTTGATTCACCTGATTTGCAGCTAAATTGTTCGAATCTAAGTATGTAAGCTTCCAGTTACGTTCCAGAATATCAAAATTATCTATGATCGTTCTGTAGACCTTTATTTTCTTATCTATGTTCGCTAAAGCATGGTCAAAAATATTTTTAATATCTGCTTCTTCTTCGTTTCGTAAAAATGGAAATCTCTTGGACATCGTCTTGTATCCGGCGCCCTTGATGCCAGAGATGTTATCTGACGAATCTCCGGCGGCTGCTTTGGCGACACAATAATTTGAAGCAGTTACACCTGTTAGAGTCAGAACATCCGAAGCTTTTACAATTTCTTTTTTGCCTAGGCGAAAGATCTGTGTAGACTCATTGAGCAGTTGATAATAATCCTGATCAGACGACACGATAATCTTGTCACTGTCTCTTAGCTTATACTTGCAGAGATATCCGATAACATCATCAGCTTCGCAGTCGCCTACATAAAGCTGGCATATGGGTGTGTTCTTTAGTATGCTAATCAGCGATGCAATCTGGTTATTTCTACTTTGAATTGTGTCTGGGATCTCTTGATCAAAGAACTTATTCATCCGCTTGGGCTTGCGTCCATGCTTGTATTCAGGATAGATGGCGCGGCGTCTTTGACTACCGCCACCCTCCCAGACAACAAAGATCTGGGAGGGTGCGAACTTATCAATGATATTTCTCATTGACTTAAGAAAGCCGACTACACCTCCGACATGATGTCCATACTGGCTTATTGTTGGGTTTGCAGAATAGACACGAAGAAATAAATTCATCGCATCGAAGATTAGGACGGGTCTATCTGCCTGACGATCCAAAGCCCTTGTCTCCTCGATGAGATGGATGAACAGTATCAACTTCTAGGAACTGTGTTTTGTTACTACTAGTCTTCGCATGCACATCATAGATTACCAGCTGTGCTATTCGATCGCCCTTTTCAAACCGGTAATCTTTGTCACCGCCATTATAGAGCATTACAGATATCTCGCCTCGATATCCTGGGTCAATGATACCACCCACTGGAAAAACGGCGTGTCTAAATGCTAAACCTGATCTTCCTTCTACTTTTATAATAACAGACTTATGAATATCAGTCGTGAATGGTGATTCTGCTAAGACAACACCGGTAGAAACTGACGTTACTTTTCCGGCAGGAATATTTCCTGACTCGACTGATGTTAGATCCCAGCCTACATCACCTATCTTTTGAGATGGTAGCTTTGCATCGGGATGTGTTAGCTTTACTTTAACGAACATGCTCATTTTAACTCTGCCTCCGCGAGGTCCATTGCTACTGCTCGGACCTCTTCATAAGAATCTGCATTAATATCTAGATTGCCGGAAAAATTCTTAATAAGAGTCTTCTCTAGCATCGTCTCAATATAAGGCAAATACTCATCACTGTTTAACAAATCTTCCATTCCACTTTTGGTGAACTTCTTTTCTACTATAAGTTCACCGGTTTTTGAATCAATAACTGATAGTGTCTTCCAAGCTCCTGCACCTTCGACAGAGTATGTCTTTCCTTCGAACTCTACGTCGTCAGACGATCTAAGAAGATCTGTGATTTGCTCATGCTCTTTGACACCGACACCAAAGTGAATCTCAAAATGACAAGTTCTGAATGGGTGCGCCACTTTGTTCTTGATTGTCTTCGCCGAGACATTAATCCCTATGATATCGCCCTCTTTGTTCTTGATTTGAGAGCCGGCGCCGAGTTTAATTCGAACTGAGGAGTGAAATGGTATTGCGGCGCCGCCGGGAGTCGTATTGTGATTTACCTGGCCATTTGCTATGTAATTTTCTGTCTCTTCAACAGATGTATCTACGACACACATTGGCTCTTCAATAATCATAGATTCTGGGTGCTCAGACAGAGGTATGTACTCATTACCGAACAAAACTCTGTGATTGCTAGTTCCTCTTAGCTCATCAATCCTGCAGTAGGAGTCGACTTGATCTTTCACGATAAACGAATTCATTGGCCGAAAACCAGCAGTTCCATCATTTAGCAGAGTTTCAATCTCTATGCCCAGGCTAGATATGTCTAGGTTTGTCGGTGTTTTCATATCATTTAGATTTAAAAACTTTTCAGCGAATTCGAAAAACGTCAATTCTTCTTCTACAATAGGCATAAAACCCTCTCTTTTAATATTGTTTCTATATCAGAACTATTGATTTCATTTTCCCACAAAATTACAATATGTTCAAATTTTTCACTTAACAAACCTAGTCTATTTTTATCAAACGCTCTCTGAGCTTTTGCAGTTTTTGCAGCATATAAGACGAAATCATCTTCGTACTTCGATGGGTTGGCATGCCAAAAGTCGCCGAAACATTCAATTACTATACTACTATTTACTATAAAATCTGGCTGGACAAATGAATTTTCAAACTCAATTACTGGTTCATATTCCCAGTTTATATTTTTTTCGTCTAACAAGTTAGCAATTTTAAATTCTATTGAATTCATTTTCTTGCCTTTATAAGAAAGCTTTTTTGACCAATTTGATCTCATTTTATTTCTTTTCTCATTAGATGCGTTTTCCCACATCTTTTTAGCAGCTTTACTTATTTTTTCAATTCTTTCAGGATTTTGCATTGCTTCATCATATTTTTTCTTGTTAGCAGGATCTTCAAGGTGCTTTTTAAATGATGCAATTCTTCTTTTTTTTACTTTGGGTGACTGTGTTGCTTTTATATACTTTTCACGATTATTTTTCCACAACTCTTTATGAATCTTTGAATGCAATTCCCTGTCATAGCTATCTGACATGTTTTTCCTGGCAGCTTCAGACGACATAGCGATGGAATGGTTTTTGACAAACTTTTTTCTCGTCCTGAGTTTCCACAGATTTGATATCTCATATTCCTTCAATGAAATAACGTTGTTTTCAAATAGGAAGTCAATTAAATAGTTTTTATTTGCTAGCTTCTTTCTAAATTTCCAAACATTGTTAGCCAGATTTTTATCATCAATATGATGAATATAATAACCCAGCTCTACTCCACTAAATGGATAACCAGATTCTCTCATTGCTGGCTTTTCTTTTTTAAACTTAGCCTTTAAAGATATTTTAGTTATTGGTTTATTATCTTTTATTTTAAAATCAAAATCAAAATAATCTATCATAATATTCCACCTATAGTTTTAACGAGGTTTTAGTTCCATATATAACTATAGGCCGAAATTAGAGTTATCATACCTGACTTTGATTTTAGTCGTAAACGGGTCGACGCACATGGGATCCCCGTACATAACACCAATCTTTGTTCGTGTCTGATTTAGACAGATGAACAGTGTATTCGTGCTACCAAAGACCTGGGTGATCTTTCTCATGCCCTTTGAGATCGTTCTTGCTTGAAGACCGATAGAGTTTTGATCATAATCGCCTGTTAGCTCTGCCCTGGGAGAAGATGCTGCCACAGAATCCCAAATAATCGTAATAGGAATATCTTTATTGAGGCCGCGGGCTTTCATGATCGTTGACTCTGCGACTTCAAACACTTCCTCAGTGCAGGCAGTCTCGATAAACACAAACCGCTTTGATACATCAACACCGAGGAGTGCCAGATTCTCTACTGATGTACCGTTCTCTGTGTCAATATAGACAACGATGCCACCCATTGATTGCGTGTTTCGCGCAATCTGCAAAGCGATATGTGACTTACCGATTGATGGTGGCCCAAAGATCTCGACAATTCTGCCACAGGGTAGCCCGCCGTTTTTTCGATTAGATACCAGTAGATCGAGCTGCCTAATCCCAGTGCCGCCCCCCGCTTTCAGGGGGGTCGGTGACTCATCTACACTGAGATT